CATATAAGAAGCATTGGTTTGATACAATAGTATCAGGCCTTTTTTTGCTTTAATAAGGGCTTTTTCTTACTTTGATGAATGGGTTTTGACATCAAAAGTTGTAAAAATCAAGGATAAAACTCGAGAGCATAATAGACGCTTACACGATTTGATTGAATTTTACACGATTACAAGTCATTTTACACGATTTGCCTTTGATTTACACGATTTGCTTATATGAACTATCAAACAATTAATATATCTATCTAAATGTTTTGACTTTTAGTTTCAATTTTTATAAAAAGTGATATAATAATGTTAACGATATGATGAGGAGATGTCCTATGGAATATTCACAAAAAATAAAGCTTCTTAGGGAAAAAATGTTTGTCTCACAAAAAGAGCTTGCAGAAACACTAGGAGTTTCTTTTGTTTCAGTGAATCGCTGGGAGACTGGTAAATTTAACCCAACTATTAAAGCTAAAAAAAAGCTTAATCAATTATTTATTCAGTATAAAATTGCGGAGGGTAATGATGACAATAAATGACAACAAATTAATTTTTGAACAAAAAAAGAAACAATTTATAGAAAGAATAGATTTAATTGCAAAAGAATCATTTAATAACGAGCAAAAAGAAACTGCAAAACAAATTATTGAATCAGCTAATGAAAATAACATAGATGCAGTATATCAGCTTGTTACCCAAAGGGTAAAAACCGGATTTGTTTTTGATGCTGCACCAGAAGTTAATCATAATTGTGTTGCTTTGATTTCAGAAAATGAGTCTTTAAGCATAACATCTACTGAAGCGGTCCATAACGAGCACTCGCTTATAATAGGAGAAAATTACGACACATTAAAAAATCTTCTTTGTACATATATTAACCCTTCAACAGGTGAAGGTATGATTGATATAATCTATATCGATCCTCCATACAATACTGAATCTGCAAAAAAAGATGGCAATGATTATAAGGAGGAAGTAGAAGCAGCTAAATTCGTTTATAGAGATAAGTATACTAGAGACGGTTGGTTGAACATGATGAACGAGCGACTTAAGTTAGCAAAGAAAATCTTATCTAATCGCGGAGTCATATATATTTCAATTGATGATGGGGAACAAGGCTATTTAAAGGTTTTGTGTGATGAAATATTTGGTGAAAAGAATTTCATTGCTAATTTAATATGGAAATGCAGAAGTTCATTATATTATACTGAACCGCTAATATCTATCCAAACTGAATACATTTTAGCCTATGCCAAAGATAAGAGTAAATTTTCACTAAAAACGTTTGATAAGGATAATATAGATGGTGATGAAAAAGCTCTTGAAGGTTTCTTTTTCAATAGAGTTAAAAAACTATACGATGATGAAGATTATTCAAATAATGATAATGATCCAAGAGGCCCTTATAAAACATCAGGAAAAGTAAGAAACGATGGAAGACCAATTTATACAGTGACTTCACCTACGGGTGTTCAACATACTGCAGCTTGGGTGTATTCTCCTGAAGTTTTTCAGCAATTAATTGATGATAATCAAATATATTGGGGTGTTGATGGTAGTGCACAACCGAGAAAAAAATCATATTTTAAAGACTACATAGGAAAAGTATCTTCAAATCTTCTCTATGATGAATTTGTGATTACAAAAAATGGCGATAAAACTAAAAAGGAAAAAATATTTGAAGTAGGGACTACTGAAAGTGGCACAAAAGAATTAAAAGACATAGTAGGGGAGAACAAATTTCCTTATCCAAAACCTGTTGAGTTAATCAAATATCTTATAAGTCTATATCCAGTAAATGATTGTACTGTATTAGATTTTTTTGCAGGATCTGGAACTACTGGCCAATCGGTTATGGAATTAAATGAAGAAGACGGTGGAAAAAGAAAATTTATTTTAACTACAAACAATGAAAACAATATTGCGAATGATGTAACACTTGAAAGACTGTTTAGAGTTATTCATGGTAAAGGTTCAAAAGGAGAACATATCAGTTGGAAATATTCAAATACAGTTCCGTCATTGATAAATAATTCAGTTAGAGTGTTTGACGTAGAATACCATGAACTGCAACTTTATGACTTTGAAAAGGCTAACAAGTTGATTCCGATTGCTGAAATACAATTCAAAAAACTAAACCCAAATTACAAGATTAAGGATCGTTTTGATATATATAATGAATTAGCTGCGCTAAATCCATATAAGAAGGTGTAATATATGGAATTGACAAAAATACAAAAGGAAGCTGTTGAAAAAATTCTAGGTTATTACTCTCCTATAGAAAAAGTAAATGTAGATTTTAAAGCACCAACTGGTAGCGGAAAAACTTTGATGGCATCGTGGATAATCTCATTGATAATTGAAAGAAACATAAAAGAAAAATTTGTTTTTGTTATTGCGACACCATCTTCATCAAGTTTACCGTTTTTCTTTGAGCAAAAATTAAACGTATATAAAAAAGATTTACCATATTCAAAGTTTGAAGTTGAATATATTGAGTCACCCTCATCATCTCAAGCAGACAAAACTGAAGCTAATGTCACGATAAAGGTAGAATCTAATAAAGTTTACATATTTGGTAAATCAACGTTTGGTAAAGGAAGAATTTTTACTGAAAGACATATCATTGATGATTTTGTTGACGAGGTCAAAAATACAGGACATAAACTTATATATATCCGTGATGAAGCTCATATTGGTGATATAACAAGGACAGATAGCGAAACTAAGATGTTTGAAGAATTAATGCAAAACCACTCAGATTTCATTATAAAAATGACAGCAACACCAAACTTGAGTGATTCAACAGTAAAATTCGTACAAATATTAGAATCAGACATAAATGATGGTTATAAAAATGAGAATAAATGGCTTTTAAAAACACAACCAACTTTGCTTTTAAACGATAGTATGAATGAAGATGCTTTATTAGAAAATGCAATATTAGAGTTCAAAAAGCTAAAAGAATCATATAAAACACTTGAAAAGGATAATATTTTTATTCATCCAGCATTATTAATACAAGTAAGTAATGAACCTTCGAACACAAATGATAAGAAGATTTTTTTTGATGCTTTAGATGATGTTAAAAAAAGATTAGATTATCATGGCTTATCATGGGTAAAATATTTTGGTGATAGTGACAAAGAATCAAATTCTGTATTAAAAGATAAATTTACACTTGATGAAATAACCCAGATTGATCATCCCACTGATGTAGTGCTTTTTAAAATTGGTCCATCGACAGGGTGGGATATACCAAGAGCTTGTATGCTTTTACAATTAAGAAAAGTATGCTCAGACAAGTTAAATATTCAAACTATTGGTCGAATTAAAAGAAATCCTTATCCAAACTTAGCAAAAAACTCCGTTACTGACAAATATTATATATACTCGAATACTCCAAAAATTGATGAAGACTTTACTTATTATCAATACCAAGTAAAAGAAGCACTTATTGGTGAAGAGTTTCCAGTTATTGAGATTATGAACAAGAAAGATTTCAGGATTTCTGTTCAAAAACCATCCATAACAAAAGATTTACTGAAATTCATTGATGATAACAAATACATTCTTGTTCAAGAACTTCAGAAATACTTTGTTAAAGATAATGGAGTAGATATTTTTCGAAAAGAATTATATGAAGTCAATGGGGCAATGGTATACACATCTGTAAGCAATCCATTTATTTTTTTGAAAGACCTTAAACGACTTATTGATTCACGAAGTAACATATATGAATATTGTAATGAAGCGATAGAAAAGTCGCTAAAGTCTGTATTTAAAGATGTTCTGTTGTATCAAAATGTGAAATTACAAATTGAACATATTCAGTACATACTATTTCACAATCATACGACAGAAATTATTGGAATTATTAAGAAAAATAGTCCGTTTATATCAAAATACAAAGTATCAATGGTTCCATATGAGCCAAAACAATATGTTGAAGTATATGATTCCGTTATGGGGGAAGGTATTATAGAGAATAGCGATAATACTTATTTATTTGATGTAGTAAAGAATAATTCCACAAGAAATCTCCAACCTTTAGATTCTACCAATTCGGAACCGGTAGTATTTAGATTCTTAAGTAGAGAAATAAACGCAATAAATGAATATATTGGAGACAAGGTGAGAATATGGAGTAAAAACTTAAGAAACAGTTCTATAAGTGGTGATTATTTAGACAAAACCCATACATTCCATAAAAGTTTTTTTGATTTTATTATTAAGTTCACCAATGGAAATCATCTATATATTGAAGTAAAAGGAAAAAATGATATTAATCCACAAAAAACTGCATTATTAAAAGAGGCATATTCAGATTATTTTAAAAAAAGACAAATAAGTCTTTTTAGTCATCCTCTTGTTATTAGCATATGGATAGTTGATGGTCAAAATATAACTCACGAATCTTATTATGATAAAAATTTAGTTAATGAAGAATTAAACAACTTATCAGTCAAAGATATGTTTAAAAAACTAGCATTAATGTAAGCTAAATACTAAAGAATATTTATCCACTTTAGTGAGATACAGGAGGAAATTATGGGAAGATGGAGTAATGATTTTTACATAATCAATTTGAGAGAATTACCGGAAAGCATCCTTTCTAAAATTCAAGAGTTTTCTGAAAAAGTTTGTATGGAAACATATGATCGTTTTTCATATGATTTTGAACGCAGAGTTGAGACTATCAAAATAGGAAAAATTGCTGAAGAGGTTTTCGCCAAATTTATGAAAGATGAATATGAGATGACACTTTCTATAAATTATGAAATATATGAAGGGACATCTAATGTTGATGAAGATGATTTTGAGATTAATGGATATCAAATTGATATTAAATCATCAAAGGATACGTATGAAGAAGGGATAGAGAGTTGTTATAATAGATTCAATTTTCCTGTACCCTATGATCAAGGGATAAAAGACTTAACTATCTCAATTTTATACACGCATGATTTATCTAATTATGTTATTAGCAGTGCAATATTCAAAGAGGATTATTTACGAAAAAGTCGTATTGGGAGTCTACCTGTAGGAAATGGAGTATTTAAAAATTTTTATTTATGCAAACTAACTAATGGAATAAAAGTAAGAAATGCAATCGAGTACATTTTAAAGTTTCCAAAAAAATAATCTAAATTATTGAATTGATCAATCATCAGATTTTGCTTATTCAGTGGGGTGTATATATTGGAAAAAGCAGCTAACTCTTTTCTAGAATATCTTGAAATGGATAGATTTTATGACAAAATTTATAAATCTATTTTTTCATGGTGTACTGGTAATAAAGATTTATTGCTAGATAAAATTGGCAAATATGATGTGAGTTATATAGGCCATATTGAAGAAGATATCGATCTAGATTATATAAACGTATGGATTGACAGCAAGGAAGATACTAAAATCGAGTTCGATCTAGCTGTTGAGGTATCTGTTGATGTCGAAGGGGTATCTGGTAAACATCATGACAGAGACTTATACAATGCTAATATTTGGGTTATGGTTTACTGTTCAGGTTCATTGATCAATAAACTGAATGATTTCAGAATTTTAGGAATTGAAGAATTCAATAAGTCAAAGCCTAAAAAACCATTGTCAGGGGATTTTGTGCCATATATTAAGAAAAGTGAATATGATCAATATGCTAATGAAATATTAGAAAAATATTACTTCAATCATCATCCAGAAGCAAGAGTTAAACCTATACCAGTCAATGTTGATGAGCTGGCGATAAATATGGGATTAAGTGTTTGTGATACATCCATATCGAAAAATAGAAGTATATTTGGACAAGTTTATTTTGCTGATGCAGAGGCTAAGATATATAATACTGATACATTGGCTTATGAAAAAAGACAGATTAAGAAAGATACAATACTAGTTGATAGTGAGGCTGCATATCTAAGGTCTTATGGGTCTAGAAATATGACGATTGCTCATGAATGTGTACATTCTTATTACCATAGACACGCTTTTTTATTTGCACAAATGTTTAATGAGAATCTTCATTTTATTCAATGTCAAGTTAATGGTGTAATGAAAAATGGTGAATCAAATACAACAGCTGATTGGATGGAAATTCAAGCAAATGGACTTGCACCTTATATACTTATGCCAAAAGAATCTTTTGAAGCTTATGCAAATAGTTTATTTGAACACTATAATCAATTCAGTCGAATAGGATCAAATAGTATTAATCGGATTATTGATGAACTTGCTAAAACCTATGAGGTTACTATTTATGCAGCTAGAAAAAGATTGATTGATTTAGGTTATGAACAAGCAATTGGTGCTTATAATTGGGTAGATGGTCATTACGTAAGACCTTACTCCTTTAAAAAAGGATCTCTTGCTAACGATGAAACTTATACTGTTAGCTATAAAGATGTTTATAATAAAGTTGTTACTAATCCTATTATAGCTATGTCTGTTCTAATGAACGATTATGTTTTTGTAGAAAACCATTTGTGTATCAATCATCCAAACTATATTGAAAAAGATCAGAATGGAGATCTTATATTATCAGATTATGCATTGGTTCATATGGATGAGTGCTGTGTTAAATTCAAATATCAAACGATACGAGGATTTAATGAAGGTTCTGAATTAGGTTTGATTTGTTATCTCAGTAGAGATACAAGTAAAGAGATTGAATTTGATTTGGAACTATCAAAATTACCTGAGAAGAAGATAGATGAATCTCTTTTTAAGGAAAGATACAGAATTCACACAGAGAATGTTGCAGAGGTTGCTAAAGCAATAAATGACATGACATTCGGTGAAATAATCACTTATTTAATGAAATATCTTGATATAAAACTTTATGAACTTGAAATCGACTCAGGAGTTAATGAAAGAACAATAAGGCGATATACAAGTGGTGAAAACAAAAAACCAGATAAAAGAACAGTCGTGGCTCTTTTAAGAGCACTAAATCTTCCTCCAAGAATATGCGATATTGCAGTTAGACAAGCAGGTATATCATTTAGGAATGGAGATAAAGAAGATAATGCTCTGCTTAATGCAATGATGACTCTAAGAAATGGAAGTGCAAATGATGCCAATAGATTTATGAAATTGGCTGGGTTTGAACCGTTAAATAAAGAAGAATAACAAGTGGACAATACCTGTCCGAATATTTTTTAGAAAATTTATATTAGTTATATAGAGGACTTTTTGTCCTCTTTTTTTACGCATTTTTATCGATATTAGCTTTATTGAATCTTACTGGACAACTGCTGCCTACACGATTTGAAACTCATTTGATATACTTACGATGAATTAAGAAAAAGCTATCTTGATTCGTACTTCACAGCCTTAGCTAAGCTGGTCACAATGAAGTACAGAAAACAATTAAATCATGCAGTTCGATCTTTTGTGAGGAGAGGTCTGCAAATTGAAATGGAGTTATTCAACTAACCCTTCTTTTTGCGACCCCTTAGAACTGCCTACACGACTGAGAAAAGAATATCTCCATTTTTAGAAAACAAATCTAAATGGAGGTATTTTTTTATGAAGCTAACAAAAGCAGAAAAGAATCAAAACCCTAAGTTATATGGTTATGGAAGTTTAGAGCAACTTCTAAGTGATCCGAATAATTCATTGACACACTGGATTCCTTATAAGGATGCAGATGGAGATTTAAGGTTCATTCCTTGCGAAGAGGATTATTTTCACTTTTACAGAAATGATGTGCGAAATGAAAGACGTAGACGAGATACCGAATCACGATGTTTGATTCCATCAAAAAAGTTTGGATTGGTGAAATGTCGAGCAGATTGCAGTTTGTGTCCAAAGGTAAGAGATGGCCTTCCTATCTCTATTGATTACATGCGCGAGAATTACGATTTCGATTTCAAAGACGGCTCTTATGAAGAACATCAAGAACAACTCAAGGAACAAGAACAAAGTGACTTCATTTGGAATCTCGTCAGTGAGTTTAATGAAACAGATCAACTGATTTTGAAATATTTCAATGAAGGAAAAACTGATGCTGAAATAGCTGCTGAACTGAATAAGGCAAGAAGTACTATACAAGAACGCAAAACCAAATTAATCAAGATGCTTACAGAAAAATATGAAAAAAATAAAAAATAACCGGCAAACCAAAACAAACCTCGCCATTAATCCATTGAAGAGGAAGAACATCCTTTTCGTGAAACCAAAGGAGGTTTAGAAATGAAGAAAGAACCAAAAGCCGATAAGCCTTATCTGACGGATAAGGATTTAGTCGAAACATTGCTGCTTATCAGTGAGACGACTAAAACATTGGCGCTGGAAGTGATGTTGCTTCCAGAAGAGACGGATAGTAAAGAAGGAGGAATTACAGATGTCAAGAAGTCCAACAATTCACAGTAGAAAGTATAGCCCTAGTAAGAGTAGTACATGGTTAAACTGTCCATTTAGTACATTGCTTAATGATGGATCAAACCAAGAAACAAATCCACAAGCTGAATTTGGAACACAGTGCCATGAATTAGGTGCAGCACTCATTAGTCAGTCACTCAACTTAATCGACTATGATAGTGAAGTAAAACTGATTGAAGAGGTCATCAAAGAGCTTGATAGGTATTCAGAAGAGATGCAGGAAATCGCAGATGGATACGCAGATTTCGTTATTCAGACCATTGAGTTTGAAAAGAAGAGAACAGATACTGAACCACTCATCGTCATCGAGCAGCATCTTGATATGGATTTTGATGATGATGCAGGGGGAACCTTAGATTGTGGAATCATATCATCTTTAGATGGTGGAACGCTCACAGTTATTGACTTGAAAACAGGTCGCACACCAGTTTATGCATTTGATAGTGAATCGGGACTGTTTAACTCTCAACTAGGTATCTATGCACTCTACTTTTACAAAGCCTACAAGGATTTATATCCTATCAAAAAAGTCAGACTTGTTATCTATCAACCAGTTATCAACAACACGAATGATTATGAGATACCGATTGAAGAGTTACTTCAGTTTGAATCAAATGTACTCGTACCAGCAGTGAAAAGAACAAAAGTAGAAAACCCTGAAGCGCGTCCAGGTAAGTACTGTAGATACTGCGCAGGAAAGGCGATATGTGCAAAGCGAGCAGAAGCTAACAAAGGAATCATGCAAGAGTTAAAGAAACCTGTAACGACCATGACTGACACCGATATTGAAGCACTATTACCACATCTGGATGAAGTTATTCAATATGCAAAAGATGTGATGGAGTTTGCTATCAAGAAAGCACTCAATGGTCACAAGTGGTCTAAGTACAAACTCGTTCATACTAAAGGATCGAGAAAGATCACTGATGAAGAAGGTGTCATCAAGGCTTGTGAACAAGTAGGCATCGATCCTTATGCACCAAAGAAGGTAGCTGGAATTACAGAGTTAACCAAAAGAATAGGTAAGAGTAAAGTTGATGCCATTATCGGAGCGTACATCAATATGCAACTTGGCTCATTAGTTTTAGTGCCAAAATCAGATCCTCGTGAAGAGGCAAATATTATCGAAGAAGGAGATAAATAAAACATGTTAAAAATTATTGAAGGTAAAGAGAAACGTCCACTAAAAATTGTTATTTATGGACCAGAAGGCATCGGTAAATCAACATTTGCCAGCCAGTTTCCAGATCCGTTATTTATTGACACCGAAGGTGGTACAAGCAATTTAGATATTAGGAGAATCAAGTGTAATAAATCATGGGATGAATTGATCTTAGTAGTGAAAGAAATTATTGCTAATCCAACGATATGCAAAACAGTTGTTTTAGATACCGCAGACTGGGCTGAATCATTATGTACAAATGCAGTGTGTGAGAAGTATCGAAAGAACAACATAGAAGATTTTGGCTATGGTAAAGGTTATGTCTACTTAGTTGATGAGTTTTCAAAACTACTCACTCTGATGGATCAATTGATCGAAGTCGGTATCAATGTGGTCATAACAGCTCATGCAAAACCGAGAAAGTTTGAACTCCCAGAAGAACAAGGTGCTTTTGATCGCTATGAAATGAAACTATCTAAACAAGTGGCACCACTGATCAAAGAATGGTCTGATGCACTCTTCTTTGTGAACTATAAAATCTATGTCATTACAACAGAAAACAACTCCAAGAAAGCTCAAGGCGGAAAGCGTGTTTTATACACAACACATAATCCTACTTATGATGCTAAGAACAGATACGATTTACCAGAAGAACTTGAACTCAGCTTTTCATCCATCGCGCACTTATTTGAAGATCAAGAGTTCACAAAGCCTGAAGTACCCTTTCCTGATCCTAAAGATATTACGAGTGTTTCAATCATAACAAAACTCGAAAAGATGATTGATGATTCGAATATAACAGCGATTGAATTACAACAAGTGGTTGCAGCTAAAGGGCATTATCAAGAAACAGAACCGATTACCAATTATTCAGACGATTTTATAACCAGATGGATCATCCCTAATTGGAAGAAGATCATAGAAACTATTAAAAAAAATAAAGGAGAACAATAACCATGATAGATAACAAAGATATGTTGATGGATTGGAACGATGCCATCGAAGAAGACGGTCAGGAGTATGTCTTACTACCTGAAGGTGATTTCAATTTTACAGTCACAAATTTTGAACGCGGAAGATTTCCTGGTGGACCCAAAGTTCCCGCATGTAATAAAGCTACTATTACAGTCCAAGTAGATACCAAAGAAGGGATCGCAACCGTTAAGTTTGATTTGCTTTTATATCGCTCTTTAGAATGGCGTATTTCAGCATTCTTTAGATGTATTGGTCAGAAGAAGCATGGTGAAAAACTCACGATGGATTGGAATAAAGTGATTGGATCTAAAGGTCGTGCTCATTTTAAACAAAGATCATACACGAACAATCAAGGTGAAGAGAAGTTTACAAATGATATTGATCGCTTTATTGATTACAACGAAGAGTTCTTCATTCCTGACGATCTCCCATTTTAGGAGGGATCAGTCATGGTATTAAGACCTTATCAAAATGAAGCGGTCAGTGCAATTCGACACGAGTGGAAAGAGGGACATCAAAAAACGCTATTAGTACTTCCGACCGGTACTGGTAAAACAGTCGTGTTTTCAAAGGTTATTGAAGAGGAAACTAAAGACGGAAGTAACGCTTTAATTCTTGCTCATCGTGGAGAGTTGCTCGATCAAGCTTCAGAGAAATTATTAGAAACGAGTGGATTGGATTCAGCTTTGGAAAAGGCTGAGTCTAGTTCCATCGGGTCAAAAAAGCGAGTGACTGTTGCATCAGTACAAACTTTATCACAAGAAAAAAGACTCACAGCATTTGCTAAGAATCATTTTAAGACCATTGTTGTAGATGAGGCGCATCATTCCATGAGTGATACCTATCAACGCATACTAACTCACTTCGATGGTGCTAATGTTCTCGGTGTCACTGCAACTCCAGATCGCTCTGATCAGAAAAGTTTAGGAAAGTTTTATGATTCAAAAGCCTATGAATATTCACTACATCAAGCCATTAGAGAAGGTTATCTTTGCCCAGTTAAAGCACAGATGATTCCACTTGAACTTGATATTCACAGTGTTAGCGTATCGAATGGTGATTATGCAGTTGGTGAAATAGGATATGCACTAGAACCTTACTTAAACCAAATTGCACTTGAGATGATTAAATACTGCAAAGGCAGAAAAACTGTTGTGTTCTTACCTCTAGTTAAAACATCTCAAAAATTCTGTGAACTACTGAATTTACATGGTATTAAAGCGGCAGAAGTTAATGGCAATAGTAAAGACAGAGATGAAATCCTAGCCGATTTTAAATCTGGTGAATACGATGTGTTGTGTAATTCTATGCTACTTACTGAAGGATTTGATTTTCCAGCTATAGACTGCGTTATTGTGCTAAGACCAACAAAGATTAGAAGTTTATACCAACAAATGGTAGGTCGAGGGATGAGACTTCATCCAGGCAAAGAAGAGTTATTATTGCTTGATTTTTTATGGATGACAGAACGCCATGATTTATGTAGACCATCAGCACTGATTTCTAAGGATGCAGAACTTGCTAAACGTATCGATCAAAAGATGATGGATAAAGAAAGTGGTATTGATTTACTAACCGCTGAAAAAGAAGCAGAAAATGATGTAATACAAGAACGTGAAGATGCACTTGCTAGAGAACTAGCAGCCATGCGTAGAAAGAAAACAAAACTCGTTGATCCAATTCAATATGCTTTCTCTATTGCTGCAGAAGATTTAGCAAATTATGAACCTGCATTTATGTGGGAGATGGGACCTGCTACTGAAAGACAACTTGATTACTTAGAAAAACATGGCATTTATCCAGAAGCAGTCACGAGTTGTGGGATGGCTAGCATGCTTATTGAAAAACTTAAGAATAGACAAATTGAAGGCTTAGCTACACCAAAACAGATCCGTTTCTTGGAACGTTATGGATTCTTGCATGTTGGTATGTGGGCATTTGATGCAGCAAGCAAAATGATTACACGTATCGCAGAAAACAACTGGTTTTTACCAAGAGGTATCAATGCTACAAGTTATCAACCGTAGGAGGATTTAAATGGACAATTTACTTGATGCTTTAAAACAGATTGATGTATCAAAAGTATCCTATCAAGAATGGATAAATATAGGCATGGCACTTAAAGCTGAAGGATATGATTGCTCGGTATGGGATAACTGGAGTCAAAATGATGCTCGCTATAAACAAGGTGAGTGTGATAGAAAATGGAGGAGCTTTGCCGGCTCCTCTAATCCCATAGCCGGAGGAACGATTATAAAAATGGCAAAAGACGCAGGATGGGTTCCTTATGTTCATGAAAACGGTGGACTTATGGAATGGGATGACATCATCGAATACGATGGTGATGGCATGATTTACGATCCTACTGTTAGTATGACTCCAACCGAACAACTTATAAAATATCTTGAAATATTATTTAAAAGTAATGAATATGTTGCGTATGTAACAACGGATGTTTGGCAGAATGCAGATGGCAAATGGATGCCAGGTAGAGGCCAGTATGACAGAACAGCTAAAGAATTAATTGATTTACTTAAAAAACATCCAGATGATATCGGTGCCGTGATTGGTGATTGGAAAGATGAAAGTGGTGCATGGATTAGGTTTAATCCAGTTGATGGTAGTGGTGTTAAGAATGATAACATTACAAGATTTTCCTATGCATTAGTTGAATCAGACAATATACCCATTCCAGAACAAGATGCAATCTATCGAAAGTTCGAACTTCCTATCGCTTGTCTAGTACATAGTGGCAGTAGAAGTCTACATGCTATAGTTAGAGTTGATGCAAATGATGCAGAAGAATATCGTAAGCGTGTGGAATACTTATATGATTTCCTAGATAAGAATGGACTCAAAGTTGATACAGCTAATCGAAATCCATCAAGATTATCACGATTACCTGGTGTGACTCGAAATGGCATTATTCAAACATTGGTGGATACTAACATAGGTAGACGTAATTGGAATGAATGGTTAGATTTTGCTGAAGGTATTGTCGATGAAATGCCTAGACTTGATTCACTGGATGAAGAATTATCACATTTACCTCCTCTTGCACCTGAACTTATTGAAGGGGTTGTTAGAGTTGGACATAAAATGCTTATTTCAGGCTCATCTAAAGCAGGGAAAAGTTTCTTATTAATGCAACTAGCTATCGCATTATCTGAAGGTGGTAAGTGGCTAGGTTTTCAGTGCAAGAAATCAAAAGTCCTCTATGTGAATTTAGAAATAGATAGAGCTAGCTGCTTGCATCGTTTTGACAAGATTTATAAGGCATTAAAACTTGCTCCTAAGCATAGCGGAAATATCAAAGTTTGGAACTTACGTGGTCGAGCGATGCCTTTAGATAAACTTGTACCGAAGCTTATAAGAAAAGTTGCAAATCAAGGCTTCGATGCAATTATCATAGACCCTATATATAAAGTAATTACAGGAGATGAAAACAATGCTTCTGAAATGGGAGTTTTCTCTAATCAATTTGACAAAATTTGTAATGAAACAGGATGTGCAGCCATCTACTGTCATCATCATTCTAAAGGCTCTCAAGGCTACAAAAGAGCGATGGATAGAGCTTCTGGTTCAGGAGTATTTGCGCGTGATCCAGATGCACAACTCGATATGATTCAACTTGAAACTACCGATGAGTTTATGGCTCAATACGCAGATGTACAAACATCTACAGCTTGGAGACTTGAAAGTAGTCTAAGAGAATTTGGTAACTTCAAGCCAGTTAATTTTTGGTTTGAATATCCGATTCATAAACTTGATGATAAAGGTATATTAAAGAAACATTATGCAGAAGGTGACCCTAAAGCAAATCTAGAAAAAAGCGGTAAGAGAAAACAAACACCTGAATCTAGAAAAGATGAGTTCGATGCCGCATTTGAAATAAATAAGAACGAAGACAATACATGTTTAGTATCAGTACTTGCAGAATATTTAGGAGTTACTGATCGCACAATCAGAAAACGTGTACAAGAATTCGAAGATAATTACATTAATGAACATGGTGTAATTTCACCTAGAAAGCCTTAAATGGAATATAGGGAAAAATGACTAGTTCCGTCTTAAATTATGGAATTTGGAATAAAGGAAAAACCTACCTTTGTTCCGTTTTAGAAAAAAAGTGGAATATAGGGCTTATATATAGGTATGTTCCATTACCGCTGACGCATGTTTGTAGGATAGGGCTTGAAAGCCTGCCCTATCCCAAACAAATGCATCATCGTCAGCACTTGCCTATCTGCACCTAAAAAATAAAAAAAATGGAGGTAACTATGAAAATATTCCTGTTACTAGATCCGCCTACAGTTACCGCGCAACAAAATAAAATTGCTCTTGTCAAAAACAAACCAATATTTTATAAACCTGAGAAATTAAAAGAAGCAAGAAGCATAATCATTAAACACTTAAAACCATTCAAACCTGAAAAACCAATTGAAGGTCCGATTAAGCTTCAAGTCATATGGAGATTCGCTAAAGGTAAAAGGCACAAACACTTTGAATGGAGATTGACAAGACCGGATACTGATAATTTAGAAAAGATGCTCAAAGATTGTATGACAGAGGTTGGGTTCTGGATTGATGACGCACAGGTGGTTGTAGAGCATGTTGAAAAGGTATGGTCAGATGATCCGACTGGGATCGCAATTGAAATAGATGTATTAAGCAAATTCAAGGAGGAAACAAGATGAATGTAAAAGAATACTTAAGCAGATATCACAATACAGAACTTAAAATATCACGTTTGCAAGTTGAAGTTGAAGAATACATTCGTCTTGCAAACTCTATACCAGGCATTAACTTTGATCAGATTCGTGTGGATGGAACTAAAAGTCTAGAAGCACCGTTTGAGAAATGGATACGTAAAGCATTAGATAATGAAAACTTAATCGTGGATTTGAAAAGGAGACTCCCAATCATAAAAGGTGAAATTATGTCAGTTGTTGATGAACTTGAAGACACAGAACTTAGAAAAGTATTGATCTATCGGTATATAGATTGGCTGAGTTGGAACGATATAGCAGTAAAGATGTTTGTATCTATTTCGACACTAAAAAGGTGGCATAAAGAGGCTTTGATAGGAATAAAAATTATGGACCATGATGGACCACGATGAACCGTTGTGAATTTGTCAAGGGTGTGTTATGATTAAACTGAGCAAAGCTATAAACAACATGGAATACTGGCTTTAAAACCAGCCTAGAGACACTTAAAGAATTCAGAGATGAGTTCTTTTTTGTTTTTGCAGAGATACTTGTAGTATTCCAACTGGTGAATAATTACAATTTTTTGTATACAGTTGGAGTGATTGAATGAAAGGAAAAATGCTTGATCTATATGAGCGATGGGATGAATCAGGACACTTAGAGGTTAAATTAAAAGCCATATCTGAAATGATATCTAAAAGAGCAACTCAAAAACAGATTGCTGAATATTTAGGTATCACAGAGAAAACAATTATTAAACTTAAGAAAGCACATCCAAAGTTTAATGCAGCCTTTCAGTATGGTGATGAAGAATTAAAACAAAAACTACTCGATGCCATTTATCAACGCGCGATAGGTTTTGAATATGAAGAAACACAAACAGTGATTGAAGAAACAAAGACTGGAACAAAAAAACGTATTACTAAGTTTAAGAAACAGTCACTACCTGATATCACAGCAATTAAATACTTACTCATTACGAAATTTGGTATTGAGTATAACGAAAAGAAAGCAGAAATTGAACTTATGCAAAAACGCATAGAAAATGGTGAGGAGGTTTGGATGAATGAATATCGTGATGAAGCAAGTATCAGTACTCCAAGAGTACGAAAACAATCCAAGAAACAATGACGAAGCGATCAAAGCAGTTGCTAACTCGATTAGGGAGTTTGGATTTAAGGTTCCAATAGTCATTACAAGTGACAACGTCATCATAGCCGGACATACGCGCTTAAAAGCCTCTGTGTCGCTTGGTTTAGAAGAAGTGCCATGTATTGTTGCAGATGACTTAAATGAGGCACAAATCAAAGCTTTTCGTTTAGCGGATAACAAAACAGCTGAACTTGCCACATGGGATTTATCAAGACTTGAAGAAGAGTTAGCTGGAATTGACATGGACATGCTTCAGTTTGGATTTGAAGAAATGGAAGAACTGCTTCCAGATAATGCAGCAGATGATGATTTCGATATCGATGATGAAATTCCAGAGATACCTTTTTCTGAGATTGGCGATATATATGAACTTGGACCTCATCGACTTATGTGTGGTGATTCAACAGATGCAAAACAAGTTGAAACATTACTTGATGGTAATACAGTAGATATGTTATTTACCGATCCGCCTTACAATGTTGACTATGAAGGAACAGCTGGAAAAATCAAAAACGATAAGATGGAAGATGATACCTTCTATCTTTTTTTATACAGCGCCTTCCAGAATATGTTCAACCATACAAAGCTAGGTGGTGCAGTCTATGTTTGTCATGCTGATACTGAGGGACTTAACTTTAGAAATGCATTCAAGAACGCTGGATTCAAACTAGCGGAATGTTTAATCTGGGTTAAAAATGCATTAGTACTTGGCAGACAAGATTACCACTGGAGACATGAACCTATTCTTTATGGATGGAAAGAAGGAGCTGCTCATTACTTTGTTGATGACAGATCTCAAGATACCATTTGGGAATATAACAAACCAAGAAAAAATGAAGAACATCCAACCATGAAACCTTTAGAGTTAGTTGGAAAAGCTATCAGCAATTCATCAAGACGTCATGAATCTGTATTAGATTTATTTGGTGGTTCTGGATCAACGATGATTGCAGCGGATCAATTGGATCGAAAATCATATCTGATGGAACTTGATGAAAAGTTTATCGATGTCATTGTGAAACGCTATATCAAACATAAGGCATCTAATGAGAATTGTTATTTAATCAGAAATGGAAAAAGGTCTCCACTTAGCGATTTCGATTACTTCGAAAATAAGTCACTATAGTAAAAAAAGTACTTGCTATTAAGTCTCTTTAGAGTGATATATAGAGTAACCAAAAAATTATAAGGAGACTCAAGTTATGGAAAAACAAATTAAATTATCTGAATGGATTGAAAGATTTAAATCAGGCGAGTTTGACAGACCTGATACAACAACTCAAATCAATGCAGGGTGGTTCGATTGGTTTTGTAGAGATACAAGCTTAGCCAATAAAACTAAGAAGATGGGTAACATCATCAAGCAAATCAAACCAGGCGGAAAAGTAGATCTTGAGACAAGTTATGTGTGGTTTAAAAATAATTGCCCACTGAACGGTCCACTCTATGATGATTTTAGAATTGCAGATATCGAAACCAATAATAACCTCATCGTCATTCAAATTGATTGTGTATGGAATGAATCAAAATATACAGTTTATGAAAGACTTGACGGATTTGATAAACCTGCATATAAAACAAACTCATCGAGAGAACTAGTTAAGTGGTTTAATGTTGGGTGGTATTGATTATGTTTAAAGAATACAATGCACATCCAAAAGGAATAAAAACAACTGATTGTGTTGTAAGAGCAATTAGCACAGCCTTAAATAAAGATTACTTAGAATGCAGAAGAGAACTGAATCAAGCAAAAAGAGAACTTGGTTACTCCAGCTATAAAGATACCAAATTCTTATACGATTATTTGAGGGATTATCCTAGATTCATTTTCAAACCAGTCAAAGGTGAACCAAGAATCAAGGGTAGCGATTTTACTGAGTTGCATCCGAAAGGCACATACATCCTTAAGATGGCTGGACACATAACAGCTTGTATCGATGGTGTGATTCTTGATACTTGGGATTGCACGTACCGTTCAGTATATACAGCATGGGAGATAGCAAAATAGAAACTAGGGAGCGCAAAGCTCCTTTTTTACTCGTATATAAGGAGATTAACAATTATGCATGTGATAACAAGTGAATCAGTATTTAGTGGACATCCTGATAAGGTCTGTGACCAAATCAGTGATGCTATACTAGATGCTATATTAGAACAAGATAAAAATGCAAGAGTAGCAGTAGAAACAGCTGTCAAAGATGACCTCGTATTTGTCTTTGGTGAAGTCACTACGACTGCAAATGTAGATTATAAAGATATCGCAAAAAGAAAACTCTATGAAATTGGTTATGAAGATAACTTTGCAGTCATGGAAAAGATTAGTAAGCAGTCACCTGATATCGCACTTGGTGTTGATTCAAATGAATCACATGAGCAAGGTGCTGGTGATCAAGGGATCATGTATGGATATGCATGTAATGAGACAAGAGAGTTAATGCCATTACCGATTATGCTAGCTAATCGCTTGTCACAAGAAATAGACAAATCTCGAATAGAACAATATTCACATATATTTGGTCCTGATGGCAAATGCCAAGTATCAGTCGCATACGAAAATGATAAACCAAAGAAAGTACAAACCATCGTGGTTTCAGCTCAAACAAAATCATGGATTCGAAGAGAGCTTTATGAGGATATCATTATCAATGAGATCTTACCCCAAGTATTTGATCATAAGACTATCAATGAAGCTGAAATTCTAATTAATCCTACTGGTGAATTTGTGATTGGTGGTCCTTATGCAGATTCAGGGTTAACTGGTCGTAAGATAATAGTTGACACTTATGGTGGATACGCTAAGCATGGCGGAGGTGCCTTTTCTGGCAAGGACGTAAGCAAGGTTGATCGCAGTGCGGCTTATTATGCCAGATACGTATCAAAAGCCGTTGTCGGGGCAAATCTTGCGACACGTTGCGAGTTACAACTAAGCTATGCAATTGGAATAGCAAAACCAGTCAGTGTCTATGTGAACACATTTGGAACTGGAGTTATCAGTGATGATAAAATTCAGGGACTAATAAATGAAGTATTTGATTTCAGACCAGAGAGCATAAAAAAAGAACTCAGCCTTGATAAAGTTAAGTTCCAGGAGTTAGCAAAGTATGGTCACTTTGGTAGAGAAGATTTAGATGTTCGATGGGAACATGTGGACGATAAGATTATTGAATTGAGAAAACTATATGAGAAAACCTAAAGAACTACACAGATTCTATAAGTCTGCAGCATGGCAAGTAGCAAGAGAAATCAAGATACGAGATGCTAATGGGAAGTGTGAGTGTTGTGGTGCATTAGGTGAAGAAGTGCATCATAAAACAAGACTTACAGTTCAAAACTATTTAGATACTACTATCAGTTTGAATCAAGAGAACTTAGAGCTATTGTGTAGGAAATGTCATAATGAGGAGCACAAACGTTTCTCTAAAGAGAAAGAATTTGATGATGATGGGAACTTAATTCATAGATAACCTCGAAACTATTTATTGATTTTGATATAATATAAGCAAAAAGAGGAGTTCAAAACTATGGAAAAGAGTTATTTACTTAAGTGCGATAGTAACTGTGAAGTTATTAAAGATACCATGATTGAGGTAACAACCAGGACTATTGAATATGGCGTTGTTGAATTCAAAAGTATAAGTGCTAGCAAATTAAATTTTAAAGAAGATGATATTGTTTATCTGAACGCTGGTGAGTTTCCAGCAGTTTTCAAGTACTATAAAATAACAAATGTTTCAATGTTTAAAAAGAAAAATCAATTTGAATATATAATTGATGCAACAAAACACGAGTGCACTAATAAAAAGTAAGTATTTAAAGCCCCCCCTACCTACCTAAAATAATTTTCGAGGGGTACCGCACAGGGGGGCAATTAAAAAACACAAGGCAATAATTTTGAAAATATCAGATAAGTATTTGAAGTGAGGGAAAATGGCTGAAAATAATATATTATGGCTAATTAGATGTACAAAATATGAATATGCTAAACAATTTATTGATGAAGGTGTTATCATGTTTAACACACCTTTCAATTGGATTGAAATGGAAAAAAATGAAGGTAAAGGGAGAGGGGATATCCTTGAGGGAATATATGCTAGCTCACCAATTCATGATTTCAATAAAAAAATAATACTTCAAAAATTAAGAAAGAACGTAATTTCAGAACAATATAAAGGAAATACTGTTTTTAGAGCATCAACAATTCTAGACATCCCATGCTTCAGTTTATTTGTTTTATCAGATACATCATTCAGTAATAATTTCTTTACAGAAACTAATAAATATGCAATTACAACTAAATTGATAAAAAAATATTTTAATGATTTTTCAAACCACACAACGAGAGCTGAAATTGATTCACTAGAACAAGATGATAGACCTGTTGTACTTATAATACAAAGTCCTAAAAAATTTCTAGATAGAATTAATGAGTCATTAATAAAAATCGGCTTTCAAAAAGAAGATGTTTTAATAGATTTTGTTCAGTATACTAACAAAAACCAATTTTTTTTATCAACATTACCCTATCCTCAAGAATTATTTTTTAAAGATAGTTCTTTTAAACACCAATCTGAATTGCGAATAATAATCAACAGTAAAAACAAACATGCTATTGACAAATTTAAAAAGAACGGCAGATTTGTTAAGTTAGGTAGTACAAGTGATTTTGCAATAATACATGATTATTATTTGGATGATATGCTTATAGAAAAAAGAGGAAACTCTCTCTTTTACAATTTACCAATACCCGTAATTACAGAAATAGATATGAGTTCAAAAGAAGAGGTGCAGCGAGTAATTCACTTTCTGATCAATGATGAATATCATAATATAGATGAAATCAGAGAGGCACAAAAACAAGTCAAAGATCTGATTAATCATTATTACAAGGAGTTCAATGAGCATATTCAAGTTCCAATAGATTTTTGGATAAAAGAGCAATAGAAATTGAAACTATCATAAGGTGGAGTTTGAATTGATAAGAGAATGCATAAATAATGAATACAAGCGATTAAAGTCGCTTTTTTCTTTGGTCGATGAATCAAAGACAGAATTAGTAGATAATTTAATTTATCAAGCTGCATTTATGAAAGTGGAACTTGATAAGTTACAAGAGCAGATAAAAAAACACGGTGCAGTTCAAGTGTCATCAAAAGGCACTCAACGCCAAACTGAAGCAGCCAAGTACTACACAAAACTTGTAAATTCATATGGCACTGTCATTAAAACGCTAAATACCATTCTTGGTACACAAGTCGATGATGGAGATGATGCATTTGACGAATTTCTTAAGAGAGCAAATGAATGAACTACTTAATCGAGTATTATAATGAAATTGATAATGGCAATATCATTGTGGGACAGGAACTAAAAACTGAATTGGATCAATTGATTAAAGATCTAGATAATCCATCATACATCTTCGATGAAAAACCAGGGAAGCTTAGAATAGATTTCATAGAGACGTTTTGTAAACACACAAAGTCACCATTTAATGGATTACCGTTTATCTTAGAACTCTGGGAAAAAGCACTTATTCAAACTGCATACGGATTCAAGATGGCTGATTCTGGATTACGTAGATTCAATGAAGTTATTTTACTGATTGCACGTAAGAATGGAAAGACGACATTTGTTGCTGGTATCGATTTAGCTGAATTCTTTCTCTCAAGCGGTGGTGTTGATATTGTTTGTGCATCAAATACAACAGAACAAGCAAACATTCTTTTTGAAGAGATTAATAACATGAGAGAGCAATCTCCAGCACTTTCAAAAGAGACAAGAAGCAAAAAAAATATCTTCCACATCTATTCTCCAAAAACAAAAAACAAGATCAAAAAATTATCTGCTCAATCCAGAAATAAGGATGGATACAATATCGAAGTAGGTTGTATTGATGAAGTTCATGAGATGACAGATTCAAAAGTCTATGATGCGATTAAGCAATCACAATCAACTAAGAAAGAACCACTTATATTTATCATCACCACTGAAGGGACAACCATCGGTGGTTTTTTAGATAGCAAACTAGACTATGCTAGAAAGATGCTAAAAGGTGTGATTCATGATGAAAGAGTTCTTCCCTGGTTATACACACAAGACTCAACCAAAGAAATATATGAAGATAAGGCAACATGGCAAAAATCAAATCCAAGTCTTGGTGTAGTCAAACTAAGTCACTACCTAGAAGATGTTATGAATAAATCTAAACATGATCTATCCACAAGGGTTACCATGCTTTGTAAGGATTTCAATATCAAACAAGCAGATAGCGGATCATGGTTATCATTTGATGATCTAAACAATGAAGATACATATTTAATGGATGAATTAAGAGATTCATATGCAATAGGTGGTGTAGATTTATCATCAACTACAGATTTAACTGCAGCAGTTTTAGTTCTCCAAAAAAGAGATAGCAATAAAAAATATGTTATTTCACATTTCTTTATGCCAAGTGAAGTGGTAGAAAAAAGAATCAAAGAAGATAATGTTCCATATGATATTTGGATAAAGAAGGGTTTTGTAACTTTAACAGAAGGTAATCAAAACGATTTTAGCTTAGTAACTCAATGGTTCATGAAGATGATACAAACGTATGGGATCAGACCTTTATGGGTTGGCTACGATCCCTGGAACTCACAGTATTGGATAAAAGAGATGGAAGACTTAGGATTTAACATGGATAAAGTCAGACAAGGTATTTACTCATTATCTGAACCTATGAAAATCCTAGAAGCTGACCTAAAGAATAACTTAGTGAACTACAATAACAATCCTATTCTTAAATGGTGTCTATCAAATACCCAAGCTAAAGTGGATTTGAATGGAAACATTCAACCATCAAAATTGAACTCTAAGTATAAACGTATTGATGGGACTGTAGCGTTAATCATTGCTTATGTTATTTTAAACCGATACAAAACAGATTATGAGAATATGATATAATATCTACATAATTATATGGAGGATATAACCATGTCTCATTACACGAAAACAATTTATTGTAAAAATTGTGGACAGGCATGTACTGTAAAGATTCACTTGGATTATAAAGAAACAAGCATTAGCTTTTATAACAGTTTAGGGAAAATTAATATAACACATCAAGTACCAATTGATCAGCAAATTGAAGATCCAAGTAATGAAGAAATTGGATTTTTTTGTGATTATTGTGGAGAATGGAATGATTATGATGAATATTAGTAATAGGAGGCGCGCATGGGTCTAATTAAGAGAAAAAGTAAAACTGGATCATTTGATGCACTCCAGTTAATTAGTAATTTAAATACATTTTACACACCATTTGGTACGAATATTTCAAAAAGTGATGTGGTTAAGATATGTATTGATAGGGTAGCTAGTCAATGTGCAAAACTTAAACCAAGATTTATTAAAACCGAAAATGACAAGACAGTGACTGAGAAAAAAGGTAGGCTGTCTTTTCTTTTGAAGTATAAACCAAACGAAATCATGACACCATATGATTTTATTTACAAAACTATTACATTACTTTTGCTAAATGATAATGCATTCATTTATCCAAAGTTTGATAAGGATACTGGAGAGCTCAGAGGAATTTATCCACTTAGACCTATAACAGTTGAAATGATTATTGATGGTTCAGATACATATTTCATTAAGCTGTTGTTTGATAATGGAGAGTCATATATTTTACCATACGATAATATCATCCATTTAAGACGTCATTTCGGACAAAATGATATCTTTGGTGGTAATGGATCAACAGGAGATCACGAAGCAATTCTTAAAACGATATCTATAAATGATAGTTTACTTCAAGGAATTGATAATGCGATTAAATCTTCAATGCAAATCAAAGGTATTCTTAAGATGAATGGGATGTTATCAGAAACAGACAAGAAGAAACAACGAGAACTATTTGATGCTGCACTATCTGATTCAGTAAACTTAAAAAGCAGTTCAATTATTCCGGTTGATTTAAAGAGTGAATACATCCCACTCAATGTTGATCCTAAATTAATCGATAAAGATACACTGGAATTCTTACAAGCAAAGATACTCGATTACTTTGGTGTGTCAGTGCCAATCTTTACAAGCAAATATACAGAAGAAGAATTTAATTCTTTTTATGAATCAACCATAGAGCCTTTAGCTATTCAACTTAGCGAGGCTTTTTCTATAGGTCTACTTACCAATAACCAATTGGAACGTGGCGAGGAAATTATTTTTTATAGTGAGAGATTACAATACGCTTCATGGAATACAAAAGTTACTGCAATTGAAAAACTCATGAGTCTTGGTATTATGTCACTCAATGAATCAAGAGCACTATTAGGATTAGAGCCTATCGAAGGTGGAAACAAACGACTTCAATCACTAAACTTTGTCGATGCAGATAAAGCAAATCAATATCAAGTTGGAACGGAGGAACCAATAGATGAAGATAACAGTTAATGGAAAGATATCAGAAGATGCTTTAAAAGTCATTCTGGAAACACAAAAAGCTAAAACAATCATCATCGATGATTACTGCAAGAAAGAAAAACTCGAGTCACTTTTTTACAAAGACTCAGAGCTTGAATATGAATATCAAAAACAAGTAACACTCAAAACAAAGAAAGTAGAGGTCAGACATAATGATCAAGGAAACTAGACTTGCTGATGTCACCCTTCATGAAGAAGAAAACAAAATGATATTAGAAGGCTATGCATTAGTCTTTAATAATGAAACTTTAATCGGTGATGAAGAATACGGCTTCTTAGAAGAAATCGATTCAAGAGCACTATCAGAAACGAAGATGAAGGATGTTCCAATGAAATACAATCATATGGACTCCTTTTTAATTATCGCCAGAACCAAGAATCAATCATTATCATTAACAGTCGATAGTATTGGACTTAAGGTTCGTGCAGAATTATTGGATACCAATACGAATCAAGACATTTACAAAATGGTAAGAAGTGGCTTGTTAGATAAGATGAGTTTTGCATTTACTGTAGATGAACAAGTATGGAATCGTGAAGGTAGAATTCCAAAAAGAACTATTACTAAGATAGAACGCTTGTATGATGTGTCGGTTGTGGATACACCTGCATATGATGCAACCTCTATATATGCTCGTTCTTTAGAATCTATGGAGTTAGAACTAAAGGCTATGGAGTTAGATGAGCAAGAACAAAAATCAAGTATTATCAAAAAACGTATCAAAATAAAAACCCAAATCTAAAAGGAGAATGAAATCATGAATTTAGAATTAAGACGAAAAGAAATCGAAACAAGATTGACTGAAATCAGAAGTCTTGTCGATAATGAAGCAGATATTACAAAACTTGAAGCACTTGAAACAGAAACTAGTGAACTTCAAGAAGAACGCAGTGTGATTGACAAGAAAATGGCAATTGCAAGTAAAGCTGAAATAAAACCTATCATCATTGATAATCGCACTCAAATTGATAAAGAAAAATTCGAAAAACGTGCAGCTAGTTTACGTGAAAATCGTGTGATCCAAGTATCAAGTGAAGAGATTTTACTTCCAGAACATACTGCTTCTGGATTAGCACCAGTACCATTTGCTCAAGTTTCATCGCTTGTAGATCGTGTTAATGTAATCAACTTAAACGGTGGGGAGACTTACAAGAAATCATTTGTAAAAAGTAACGGTATTGCTGGAACGACTCTTGAAGGACAACCTTATAGTGAAACAGAGCCTGCATTTGGTTATTTAACTATTTCCAAAGTAAAGATTACTGCTTACACAGAAATCACAGAAGAACTTGAAAAATTACCAGCGATTCCTTATCAAGCTGAAGTATTACGTAACATCAACATTTCACTTAAAAAGAAAATCAGCGAACAGATCTTACGTGGTGCAGGAACAACTAACACCTTCACAGGAATCTTTAGTGATGCAGCAGTGGCACTTGCAGATAAAGCAGCACTTGAAATCGAAGCAATCACAGATCAAACGCTTGATGACATTGTCTTTGCCTATGGTGGAGATGAGGAAATCGAAGGTGGTGCAGTGCTTATCTTGAATAAGAATGATCTACGTGCATTTGCTGGTCTCAAGACTCAAGAAGGTCGCAAAGTTCATACGATTGATTATGTCAACAAAACCATTGATGGTATTCCTTATATCATTAATTCGCATTGTAAAGCAATTTCCGATAGCAATACAGTAGCTGGTGAATATGGTATCGCTTATGGTGCACTTAAGAATTATGAAGTACCTGTATTCTCATCAGTAGAAATTGGCAAGTCTACGGATTACAAGTTCAAAGATGGAATCATTAGCTACAAAGCATCAGTGTTTACTGGTGGGAACGTAGTCGGCTATAACGGATTCCTTCGTATTAAAAAGAAAGCTGCAGCCTAAAACTGAAGCTAGTCATTAAATAGTAAAGAAAGGATTGATCTCATGGCAATACTAGACATTGTTAAAAAAGCATTACTTATACCACTATCAGAAACATATGCTGACGATGAGTTATCCACTCACATAAGTAGCTGCAAAGCATACCTGACGAGTTGTGGGATCAATCCTTCTTACATCAATGACGAAACAAACCCAATGGTAAGTACGATCATCATTATTTATGTAAAGACATTCTTTGGATTTAAAAATGATGGCAGTGCAAAAGAACTACCTAAAACATTTGACATGTTAGTGGGACAAATCGCGTTAACAAAAGGAGTAGATGAAAATGTATCCTAATTCACCAAACATTAGATTGACTTTGCTAACTCTTAATCAAATACATAACTCAATAGGTACATCAAACTTTCAATTGCAATCATCAAAAGAAGTCATCGGTATTAATTTTAGTATCACGTCGAATGAGTATTATGAGAGTAAACGTTCTGATATCAAGATTGACTTGGCACTCAAAATTCAGAGTTTTCTTTTTAATCATAGTCAATATGCAGACATTGATGGCAATATCTATAAAATCGAGCGAACGTATCAAGTTGGACAGTTCATAGAACTATATTTAAGTAAAACCAATATTAGAAAGAGTGATATCATTGATTACTCTTGATGAACTTGGAGTTGTTATATCTGAAATGGTAGATGAGTATGCTGAAGAGATTCTAGCTAAACTTGAAAAAAAGCTTGATGAGACGGCAAATGAAATTGTGAAATATATCAAATCGAATGCACCAAGAAGTGGTGGTTCAAAACCTTTTGCAGATTCATTCGTTGCTGAATCTCAAGGCAGTGGAATCAATAAATCAATCGTTATTTTCTCAAGTGAAAAAGGAAAACTTACACACTTGCTTGAGTTTGGTTTTACACACCGAAGTGGTAAATATGTAGGACCACGACCGTTCATGCGACCAGCCTATGATTTACTTACTCCAAAGATGATAGAAGATATCAAATCAATTATTGAAAAAGGTGATGGTTAATGCAAGAAAAGTTAGAAGCTTTATATAGTACTTTAAATTCAGTTATTCCTGGTAAAGTATCATATGGAACGAGAGTAGGATTAGAAAACGATCCAAATTATATCATCTACCAAGAAATGACAAATCGAACGGTTGTTTATGCAGATGATAAATCGATTGCAAAAATTGTAACATTTCAAATAAGTTTAATAACTGAAAAGAAGGATTTGTCATTAGAAGAAAGATTAGAAGCAGCCTTATATTTTATGGGCTATGAATACGAATTATTGTCAGAATTCATCAACGAAGATGGTTCTATCAATAGAATTTATGAAATTAAACAGGAGGTTTTTTAAATGGGTAATAAAGTAACATTTGGTTTAACAAACGTACATTACGCACTTGCAACACAAGCAGTTGATGGTAGTTGGACCTTTTCAACGCCAAAAAGATTAGAAGGCGCACAAGAGATTACAACTGAGGCCATCGGTGGAAGTTCACAAGTATATGCAGATGATAAAGTCATTGCAACATTGGTTTCCAATTCTGGCTCTAATGTCACACTCAAGTTTACAGAAATTGATGAAGCCTTTAAAAAGGATATCTTTGGATTTTTAGAAGATACGAATGGCAACTTAGTTGAAATACTCAATGCAGAAACAAAGACATTTGCACTTGGATATGAGATTCAAGGTGATGTTAAAGCTAGACGTATATGGTATTACTTATGCACAGCAACACCATCAGGAGATTCGAGCAAATCAAAAGGTGATTCCATTGAAGCCAATTCAATAGAATTAAGTATTACAGCACGACCAATTGAATCAGGTAACAATCTAATCTTGAGAGTTATTGCAGGTGTGGGTGATACTAACTATAGTACATTCTTAACGACAGCACCAACTTTACCAACGTTTGTCTAAGGAGTAAATCATGGAAAAAACACTTAAACTTGGCGATAAGGAGTATCGTCTGCATTCATCACTATTTACGATTATTGATTATCGCAATGTATTCTCAACTGAGTTGTTTAGTGATATCAAAAAACTTGAGAAATCAAGTAGTAAAAAAGAAGAAGATTTGTCAACAGTGATTGATACTATTTTCAGAATTATTTATATTCTTCAAAGACCATTCAATAAGCAGGCATATAATGATTTCTTGATGTCATTTGATTTCTCTATTCTAAGTAATCAAGATGAATTAGAAAATCTAACGAATACGATAGGTGAAATGCTCGGTACGTTTCAAAAAGGAGCCTCACCCCAATCAGACATCAAAAGTAAATGATGAAAATATCACCGCAAATATCATCTTTAATCTCGCTCATTTGGGAATCTCTATTGAAGATTCAAAGTGCTTTGACTTAGAGACTTATTTTGAAATTGTTGAATTAGAAATGAAAGTAATTAATGGTAAGCATTCATCTAAACATGCAACACAAAGTGATATTGACAAATTTTTGTTATAGTCTTTTTAAAAGTATTTCTGAACATGATATAATAAGTTTACAATATCTAAATAGATATAGGGGGTTACTTATGAGCAAGTTCATCAAAAAAATAATAAATAACAAAGTTAAGACTATTATCTTGCTGTTTGTTTTTCTGACAATAGTTTCAACTATTTGGGCATTAATCGTTGGAGAAATAAAATGGAGTGAGTGGTACTTAATACTTCTTTTTAGTTTTATTTTGACATCGATTTCGATAGCTATTCCAGCTCTCATATTATTTATTTATTTCCTACTAGGTTATGGTAAATTTTGGGAGTTTGATAGCATTGAGGATGCAAAGGAGCATAGTTTAAAAACTAAAAGACTAAGAGATGAAATAAAAGTTTTAAAAAGGACTGAAAAGCATAATAAAAAAATATCTGATTTAGAAAATGAATTAGCTAGAATGTCCAAAGTTTCTAAATAAAAAATATAAGTGAATTAATAATTAGATTTAAGACACATCAATTTGGTGTGTTTTTTTATGCATTGGAGGTGAGTTACTATGGCAGAAACTGTCAAAGGATTAAATATCAAATTAACGCTTGATGGTAAAGATCTTGAAAACGAACTTAATGGTATAAAGAAAGATCTAAAAGAACAAAATAAAGACCTCAAAGCCATTAATACAAACCTTCGTTATGATAGTTCAAATCTGGATTTATGGAAATCGAAACAAGGTAAACTAAATGATGTCTTAACGACAACTAAAAAACGACTTGATGCTCAAAACACAGAACTTGAAAAAGCTAAAAAAGCTGTTCAAATTGGTGATATGAGTCAAGAAGAATTTAATAAGTTAAAGCGTAATGTTCAATACACAGAAGCCGAACTTTCAAAACTTAACAATGAACTTGGAAAGACTAATGACAAAATCAGAGAGTTAAGTAACGCTAAGTTCGATAAAATTGGTAAACTAGGTTCAACACTCACCAAATCTGTAACGGTTCCTATCTTAGGAGCCGTTTCTGCTTTAACGGCGTTTTCAGTCAAAGCTGCTTACACTGCAGATACAATAGGCGATACAGCTCAGAAGATAGGCTTAACTGCAGAAGCATTCCAGGAATGGAATCATGTTGCAACCATCATGGGAACCTCAACTGAAAGTCTTAACAAAGCATTTATCAAAATCAACGGTATCTTAGGTGATATTGCTACAGGTAACGCAGATAAAGTAGCTGATAGCTTAGACTTGATCGGACTATCAGTTGACGATCTAAAAGGTAAGAATGCTGATGAGGCATTTGAAATCATTAGTGAAGCATTAAGTAAAGTCGAAGATGAGGCATTAAGAGTTGGTGTGGCCAATGAATTCTTTGGAGAGAAGATTGGTACTGAACTTATTCCCATTTTATCTAGTGAAATTTCTACGATTAGAGATTTAAGACAAGAAGCAAGAGATCTCGGAATTGTTACCAATGAACAAGCTGCACAGGCAGGTGAGTTTACCGATGCACTCGATAGAACAAAACAAGCTTTATCTAGTTTAGGTGTAGATATCGCGACAACGATGATGCCAATCCTTCAATCATTAATTATAAAAGTTAGAGACGAAATGATCCCAGTTGTAAAAGACTGGGTTTTTAGATGGAACAATCTAGATTCAGATACTAAGAAGATGGTCACAACGCTCATTGGTCTAGTTGCTGCTATTGGGCCTGTTCTAGCCATTATTGGTAAGGTTGGACCACTCTTGAATATTGTTGCCATGACGCTTAAAGGTGTCGGTTCTGCTGGCATTTTTGCTGGTGCAGGTATAAATTTTGCTACACTTGGGATAGGCGCGCTAATCGCAATTTTAGCGATTGCTTTACTACAAAGTGAGGAGTTTAAGACATTGCTTGATAGGCTCATGGAAACTTTCATGCAGCTTTTACCACCGATTTTATCCATTGTTGATGCTCTGATGACTGCATTACAGCCCATCTTAGATGTGATCATTGATTTAGTAGTGATGCTCGTTGATTTATTAGTACCTATTTTAGATGTCATACTGATGCCACTGATTATGCAAGTGGGTATGTTTGCTGAAATATTAGAGATGCTAGCTCCACTAATTATTACTCTTGGAGAAATACTTCAAGCTATTTTAGTACCTGCAATCAAAGTACTTAAAACAGTCTTAGATCCAATCTTGAAAGTGGTTCAAAAAATCATTGAATTTATTCAGAAAATATTTGAGTGGATTGGAGATCTGCCTAAAAAGATAGGTGACTTTGGTGGAAAAATTAAAAACGTATTTGGCAGTGTAACAGAAGGTATTAGTAATATCGCATCTAATGTAACAAATGGTATAAGCGACTTTGCAAGTAAAGCTGCAGATAAAGTAGGCGGTTTCTTTGGTAAGGTTGGAGGATTTTTCAGTGATACATTTAATCTAAAAGGTTCAAGCACGGTAAATAATTCAAGCTCAAGTTCATCATCAACTAATACAAACAACATCACTATCAACACAACATCTCCAACATTTGATATCGATTCGATTAACAGAGCGTTAGGAGGTAATGTGATTTGATAAGACAATTTTATTTAGAGAATGAATATGGTGAAATCTATTACTTTGATTATAGGAATCAGACCCTCATTACACAAGCAAGTGGGCTCGGTTTTGCTTTGGACATCAAGTATCTTGAATATGACCGCATGTATGCAAAATCGGAATTTCAACTACCGATGACTGAAATCAGTGAAACATTAATCTTTCTAAGAGGATATCAAGGATACAAAGCATTTGTTGACTATTTATCAAAATCAAAGAAAGAACATAAACTTCATTACACAACATCAGCATTTCAAGCTTACACTTATGTGGATATATCAAGCCTATCAAAAGCTGAACTTGTCAGTGGTACAATACAAAGTCAGATTATCTTTAAAAAATTATCACTCTGGATTAAAGAAAAGGCATACGAGATTATTGCTAATGGCAGTAGCTATGGTAAAGTCTATCCATATCAGTATCCATTTATCTATGCAAACTCCTATCAAGGCATCACGCATATAAATAATCAAGGATTAGATGAAGCACCGCTCAACATTGAGATTTATGGTGCTTTTTTAAATCCCGAAATTACAGTTAAAAAGAACGGTAATATCATGCAAAGACTTAAACTATATGTCGAATCAGAAGATGCAACATTAAGCGTTATATCGAATCCTAGTGAGCAAGTTATTAAGATGATAGAAAATGGATCAACTTATGATGTCTATGGCTTGCAGGATTTTGAGGCGGATAACTTCTTATTTGTGAGTCATGGAGAGTATGAGATTGAGTTTAAGCCTGGTGTTAGTTCTACAACTGTTTGTAGAGTCACACTTTTTGAAGGCTATTTAGGTATTTAATATGAAAGTTATATTTCTAGATCGAAAAACATTAGCTTATAAAGACTATGCACCTGTAGGAAAAGAATATGAAATCATCTTGGATATGGTATTGATTCAACGTTCTAGTTTTAAGTTAAACAAGACTAATATTGAAGCTACAATTGGCGATATTGTTGTCGCAAAAAATGATGTATTCTCTTATATAGGCATTCTAGAGAGCATTGAACAAAAAGATGATCATTCAACGATCATAAGAACATTAGATTTTAGAGAAATCTTTAATCTGGATATCATGGTTACAAGTTTCACTGGGGATTTAATCGAATATCTTTATCAACTGATTGTTGCACACTATAAAACAAATCAAGATACTTTGCAGAACTTAGACTATTTAACGATTCAAAAAGAAGCAAGTGTCACAGGAACGTTAACATTTGAAGCTGATAAAGTTGAAAGCATTTCAAAAATATTCGAGCTGGTCTCAAAAAGTTATGGAATTAGCTTTCAAACAGAAGTTGTTTATCTGAGAGGTAGAATCACGAATATACTATTTAAGATTGTGAATGTCCAAGAAGGACTAGTCATGAAGAGTAATTTCTCCTCTATATTAAATGTAGAAACCAATGATTCATCAAGCCAAGTTATCAATAAAGTGATCTATTATCCAAGAAGTGATAATCAACTCCATACATCAAGTATGGTTTTTTACTTATTAACAGATGGAAATATTACAACAGAAATGAATCATGTCTTGCGCTATCAAGCAGTGATGACAAAAACATTTATTTATAGTGATCAAGAATATGAAACACTAGAAACTAAGGCAAGAAGTGAAATGGTAACTTCAAAGCTTGATCACCAGATCACATTTAATCTAGATTTGAATAATCAAGTTTTTATGCCATTTAAGAACTTTAACTTGGGAGATTACATCTCATTTAAACATAACAAAAAAACATATGATACGGTTGTGACGGGACTTGTTTTTAAGGATACGCTCAAAGTTGCTAAGATCACACTTGGAGAATACCGAGTGAAATTAACAGAAAAGGTGCAATTATTGAGTAAAGCTAAATCACAGCAGGTGAGTCATATTTCAATAACAAATACTGATTTAGATGGAGGAGAATTTTAATGGGTTTACAAAAAATTACATTTGAAGGTGGGAATGTCACAGCAAAAGTTGATGCAGATTTATATCATTTCTTTAATTCATATGATGTTGGTATTTTAAAGAGTTTGAAGAATGAATGCTCGATGACACTAGCCAACAATACAATTACATTTCAAGATGGTTATGTTTCAATCTACGGTAGAGTCATTTATATGGAAAATCAAACAACTATTGGTGTGACACCAGATTCAAGTAAAAGTGGATATGTCATCTTAGGTGTTAATACATCATCCAATGAAGTAAACCTGTATTTAAAAGAACAGACAGGTGGTTATCCATCGCTGACGTTAACTAACTTAATAAATAATGATGGCCTTTATGAATTTGTATTGTGTGCCTATACTAAAACGACAACATCTGTTACTTTAAACCAAGTCTATCAAAGGAAATTTATCTTAAGTCCCAAGACGATTATTGATGATCTAGAACAAAGATTATTAATTAAATACATACCACAAAGAAAGACCCTAACCAAAGTATCAAATGGTGTATACCAGTTCTTTGGAACAAGTTCAACTGAACTCATGGAATCATTAGTCTATGTATTTATCAATAACACGACAGTGATTAGTTTTCCAGGAGATAGTCTGTTTATACATGTTGGATCAAATAGAAATGTGAGTTACAGATATGCTGGAGGGGATTATTCACTTTCAGTTGTTTATGAAAATGGTGTTGTCACATTATCTTGTGGTAACACAACGCACAATATTACATCAGCTTACTTAAAAAAATAAGGAGGAAGTACAATGGCAACAATTCAAATTAAAAGAAGAACCTCTGCTGGGACTGGTCCACTCGTTGGAACAACCGGTAGTGTAAAAGCCGGTGAACCATTAGTTGATTTTACTGGTGAGCATCTCTATATTGCAAAGGCAGATAAAACTGCATCTGTATCCGTGCCACTTGCAGATAGTGATTATTTAAAAATTCCATCTACAAGCAAGGTAGATACACAAATTGATACAAAAATTACCGCTTTGGGTTTAGGGACAGCTGCGACCAAAAATACAGGAACCGGCAATGGTAATGTTCCAATACTGGATGCGAATGGAAAACTCGCAGATAGTGTTGTGCCAAAGATAGCAATGACAAATACGTTTGTAGTAGCTTCTCAAACAGCAATGCTAGCTTTATCAACTGCTCAAGAAGGCGACGTTGCGGTTAGAACCGACTTAAACAAATCCTTTATTCTTAAGGCATCACCCTACTCAACGCTCGCAAACTGGCAAGAACTTTTAACACCAACCGATGCTGTAACAAGCGTAAATGGATCAACTGGTGCTGTTACAATTACGCTTGCAGGTTTAGGTGGTGTTGCATCATCAACATATAATACCCATGTTGCAAGCAATCTTCACTTAACGGAAACACAACGAAATGTTATTGCAAACATCATGAATTCAAGAGTAGTCAGTGGTGCTGGATCTGATTTCTCATTATCACAAGCAGCATTTGATGCAGCTGTAATTGGAAGTGGACTTGTGATAAATCAAGTCATTGATTCTAACTACACACCGCATATGATTAAATATTCACTCGGTATTGATTCAAGCAAAGTATTACAGCCGTCATCTATTATTGATGGTGGGACTTATTAATGGCTATCATTCGAGTTAAAAGAGGAACAGCTAAACCCACGACTGCACAGCTTAATTACTTAGGAGAATTAGCATTTGATTATAACAATAATGCTCTCTATGCAAGAACACCATCTTCAGTTGTCAAAATTGGTGGAGAATTAGAACTCGTTTATTCATATGAAGGATATGCTTATACTCATACTTTGTATTATGCTTTTGATCCAGATTACATTTATAAATTGCACATCATTTCTTCAACATATGGTACATCAGCAGATATTTCAGATACTTATTTCTACTATAGAACTGCAGCATCTTCAACTTTGCTTGGTAGCTATTTGAACTATCATGCAAGTACAGAAAGTAGCGTGTATCAGACAAGAAGTGCTAAGAATACAACTGTTCAGTATATTGAAGATAGTTATGATTCTGGACCAACCATAACAAGTGGGATTACAAAAGTGATTTCATTTGATTTGTCACCTACATTTAATGCATCCTTAAGTGATAATGTTCAATGGAATGCTTATGGGAAAAGTGTCACCACTTTATCAGGACAAGGTGATACTACGATTAAATCATGCGATTTTGTGCATTCAGTCAACGGAAGTTTAGGACAAATATATATCAACACAGGTTTAAATCTTGGTTCACCAGATAGTCTATCAGTTTCAATTTATCGAATGAAAAGAAAGTAGGGATCTTATGGCAATTATTAAAGAGTTAGATACTAAGTTTGGAGTACAGGCTTCATATCATCGAATTACTGCATTCAATATTAGTTATACCAGGAAGAATATTGTTTTATGTGTCGCAACCTATCTATCAAAAGAAGCTCGTCAAAATTTTAGTGAACCAATTGAAGAAATCGATATCGAAATACCACAAAGCGATTTTAATACATTTTTAGAAACGAATCCGATTGAACGTGGTTATCTATGGCTTAAAGAAAATGTGGTAGGCTTTGAAGATGCAGCAGATGATTTTGAAGTTGTAGATTCTATCTTAGAAGTAGAGACATTAGAAAATGAAGAACCTGTTACTTAGTCAAATAGAGGGGCTTTTTCCTATTTCAAAGATATTACTTGTCTATTATGGTGGTTCAATCGCATATGGCTTACAAGATGGTGAAAGTGATGAAGATATCACAGTTGTTCTTGATAACTTTAGTGGGAATATTCATTTGAATCTTGATAAGGTTGATTTGTTTGTATTCTCAAGAGAACGTTTTATCCAAAGACAGCATTTTGATGAATCAATTACTTCATACCATAGAGCTAGTGCTGATAACTTAATGAGCATTGATTCAAATCTGATCTATCTTGATACTTCATTTATAGATGAATTGGAAAGTATTAAATACTGTGATTCGAAGGAATTCATGTTAAAACATTTAACAGCCCAGATAGATTATGGGAAAATGCGCTTTGAAATCAGTCAAAACTTAAAGTCTCATTATCATATCTTTCGTATGAGAGGAATGGTTGATAACTTCGATAAAACAGGTCACTACAATTTAACAGTACCTGAACCCTGGTATTCAAAAATGATGGACTATAAACTCAATTGGGATAACGAGATAGGGCAAAGCTATCTTACGGAACTGGAAGCAGAACTTCAATACTTAATAGAATACAGAGATAGGATGATGAATGATGAACTGGGATAACTTATTACATTTATTTAGGATGGAAAACCTAATCTATTGGATTGTAACAATGGTTGTAGTTATTTTAACGACCATAAAGCAATTCAACAGACAAGAAAAAAATAACAAGTCAAAAAATGATGAAATCATGGTTAACTTACAAAAAATTGAAAAGCAAAATGTGAAAATGATTAATCTACTTGAACTTCACTCACAGGACATAAAGTCATTAAAAAAAGATGTGAACGTTTTGGAACATAGGGTATCAAGATTAGAAGATTCGCAAGTCAATATCTATAAACATTTAGGAGGAAAAGAAAATGACAACGCTTGAAATATTACTACTTATATCTTCGCTATTGTTACTGGCGTTATATGTAACATCGAAAATAAGTAAGGATCAATCATTGAACGAGATCATCAAAGAGGTTAAACAAGATCTTAAAAACACTGCTGAAAATGTATATGATCTTGTCTGCAAAGCAAAAGATATTGTTTTTGATGATAGTGTGCAAAAGACGATCAAAGAATTCATTATGATCGTAGAAGAAAAGAATCAGCTAGCGAAAACCAAAGGCGAGACATACCTCGTTGGTGATGATAAAAAGTTAGCAGTAATCTCACGGTTAAGTGAATGGGTTAGTAATATCACAGGTTCTACAGAAAAGGCAGTTGAATTTGTTGAGACAAATCAATCAAAGATTGAAGCAATCATAGATGACTACATTTCCTTTAGTAATAAGATGCAAGGAAAAGAAACTTTATCTGAAGCAGAAAAAATTATCAAAGAACAATTAAATAAATAACTAATTAAACCTCATGTTTAGGAAAATTTTCCTAGTGTGAGGTTTTTTTTATTTTCTTTCACTATTTACCGGCAAAACGCAACTTACCTCGCCATTTAACTAGTGAAGGAGGTTGATCTTATGAAGGATGATGTAAAAAATAAGATAAACGAGTTGAAAGAAAAAGGATATGGATACAAAAGAATTGCAAAAGAGTTATCTATGACTGCGAGTGCAGTAAGGTATACACTAGCAAAAATATCAGAAGAAGATTTACTTGTAAGCACATGCAAATACTGTGGAATCACCATGAAGTCAGTTAAGGGTAAAAAGAAAAAAGTCTTTTGTTCTGACTCTTGTAGGTGGCAGTGGTGGAATCAGAAACATAGAGAAGATAAACATCATGGAACGCTCTAATCTTGAAAAATATTTTTTATCCATAACTCCCATAAAATTAATGTTTGAAAAAGGAATCATGGCAAAGCAAGATTATCAGAAAGTTGAGTCTTTTTTAGCAGATAAGTATTGTATCAAAAAAGGTAGTCTATACCGACTTATTGACTTGACTATACCTTCAAAAAGAGTGATATATAGTGTGTCGGAAGAGGAGGTAAATGATGACAAAGAGAACAGTAACAAAAGTAAACACATTACCAAAATTAACGAGTAAAAAAAGAGTAGCAGCCTACGCTAGAGTTTCAAGTGGCAAAGATGCAATGCTTCATTCACTTTCTTCACAGGTTAACCATTATAAGAAACTGATCCATGATAATAGTGAATGGTCATTTGCTGGTGTGTATGCAGATGAAGCGTTAACTGGTACTAAAGATTCACGATTGGAGTTTCAAAAATTACTTGAGGATAGTAGAGCAGGGAAGATAGATATGATCATCACCAAATCGATATCAAGGTTTGCTCGAAACACCGTCACTTTATTAGAAACCGTTAGAGAATTGAAATCACTAGGTATTGATGTATTCTTTGAGGAACAGAATCTGCATACACTAAGCGGTGAAGGTGAAATGATTTTAACGTTCCTTGCTACATTCGCTCAAGAGGAATCCAGAAGCACATCGGAGAATATGAAATGGAGAATCAAGAAGGACTTCGAGCAAGGTATCCTATGGGGCGGTAAACCATGTCTAGGATATGCGCTTGAGGATAAACGTTTCATCGTAATACCAGATGAAGCTAAGATCGTACAACAGATTTATCAATTATACATTGATGGATATGGTGCAGATACGATCGGAAAGATACTATCTTCTAAGGGCATTGACCCACAGAAATCATCAAAATGGAACCGCTCAACTATCATGCATATTTTATCTAATTATAACTATACGGGTGATTTGATCCTTCAGAAAACATTTAGAGAAAACCATTTATCTAAAAGAAAAGTCATCAACTCAGGTGAGCTTGATCAGTATGCAGTTAAAAATAATCATGAGACGATTATTAGCAAGGATCTATTTGATAAAGTTCAAGAAATACGAAAGCAGCGAGCTGAAAAAATCAAACCAAGATTAAATAAAAAACACCAAGCTTTCAAGGGCATGATAAAGTGTGGCATTTGTGGTAAAGCATATACACATAAGTCTACTCCACATAATGAAATATGGAAATGTTCACTTTCAGTAACGAAAGGTATAGAGGCTTGCCCATCCAAACAAGTACCAGATAGAGAAATTAAAAAAGCTGCTAACACAATGTTGAAAACAAGATCATTTGATGAAATCTACTTTAAATCAAAAGTTAATCAGGTACTCGTGATGCCTAATAGGAAGCTTATCTTTCAATTGAAGAATGGTACGAGCATCGAACAGGATTGGAATAAAAGTTCGAGAAGTGAATCATGGACTCCTGAAATGAGGGAGAAAGCAAGGATCAGAGCACTTAAACAGCATAAAGGAGGTGTTCATCATGGCTAAGGTTACAGTCATTCCATCTACGATTCACCCATTAACACAAATGCCACTAAATCAAATTGCAGTTAAGAAAGTTGCAGCCTATGCAAGAGTTTCAACAAACTCAGATGAACAATACACTAGTTATGAAGCTCAAGTCACTTATTATAAGAAGTTTATAGAAGATAAACCAGATTGGGAATACATCAACGTTTATGCAGATGAAGGTATTTCAGGGACTAATACAAAAAGACGTGTAGGTTTTAACAAAATGATCGCAGATGCATTAAGCGGAAAGATAAACCTAATAATTACTAAATCCATATCAAGATTTGCAAGAAATACACTCGATACGATTTCCTATGTTAGAAAGTTAAAAGATCATGGTGTTGAAGTGTTCTTTGAAAAAGAGAATCTATGGACATTGGATCCAAAGAGTGAACTCATCTTAACCATCATGGCTTCAATTGCACAAGAAGAATCACGTTCAATCAGTCAAAATGTGACGTGGGGTAAGAGAGTCGGTTTCCAGCAAGGTAAAGTTTCATTTGCCTATAAGTCTTTTCTAGGCTATAAGAAAGAAGATGATAAGATTGTGATTGATGAAGACCAAGCAGTGATTGTTAGAATGATTTACAAAATGTTTTTGGTTGAAGGAAAGACTGCTTCAGGCATAGCAAACTATTTGAAATCAAAGCAAGTAAAAACCCCCACTGGTAAAACGAATTGGACTAAGAATAACGTGAATTCAATTCTTACCAATGAGAAGTATAAAGGTGATGCGCTACTTCAAAAGACTTATACTGAAAACTATCTTGATCATAAAATGGTTAAGAATAACGGACAAATTCCTCAGTACTATGTTGAAAATAGTCATCCAGCTATCATTGACAGAGATATGTGGGAACAGGTTCAAATTGAACTTAAAAGAAGAGAACGAATTGGTGCTAAATACTCATCGTCTGATATATTTGCATCGAAACTGATATGTGAGGACTGTGGTGGATTCTATGGCAAAAAGAAATGGCATTCCAACAGCAAGTACTCCAGATACGTATATCAATGCAATAATAAGTTTCATAAGCATAAAGACAAATGCCAAACGCCAAATCTATCAGAAGAAGATATTAAGCTTAAATTCATAAGAGCATATAATCTTTCAATGGAAGATAGAAAAAGAATCATAGAAGATACATGCGAAGTCATAGAACTGCTAACGGATACAGCAAAACTCGATGATGCTATCTCTGGACTTGAGGATGAGATCATGATAACTTCAGAAATTGTGAGTAGACTTGTCAATGAAAATTCAAAAACTGATATTGCTTTAGAAGATTACAATAAAAAGTATGAAGAGTTGTCCAATCGATATGACAGACTTAAAAACAAACACGCAGACTTATTAAACGAAAGAAATGAAAAGCAAGGACAAGCACTTATAATGAAAGTTTTCATAAAAAACCTATCAGAGTCAGAAGATAAGCTTGATGAATGGAATGAGCGAATTTGGATGCTTTTAGTAGACGGGGCAACAGTTCACAGAGATTCGAGCATTACATTCAAGTTATATAATGGCATTTATGTAAAAACAAAATAAAGAGAGGTCTACCGGTTGAGAAACAGGTAGCCTTTTTGGTTTGCTCTTGTCAAATCAATTAATAAATAGTATAATATTATTGTCAAAAGATAAACGGCTTTGACGGTCTCAAAATTGGGATATAAAACAGAATCGATTTAATGTTTCTTATGCAAGTGGGAATCTATTAAATGATCATGATTTATATAAACATTTTGCAAAGTTAAAAGCCTATGGTAAAAGGAATCAATCTATTCTAGTGGGATTGGTATACCTTCTTTGATAGGCTTTTTGTTTATCTTCCTGACAAATAGAAAAAGGAGGATTTTAAAAATGAAAGAATTAAATGAGCATTTAGAAGATGTTCAAAGACAGATTAGTTACTGGTTTAACAATATCGACTTATTATTCCAGGCTTTCACCAGACGTTCTTATTCAGAAGAAAACGGTGGCGAGAACAACGAAGTATTGGAATTTGTAGGCGATAGGGTTTTAGATTTTTACGTAACCAAAATACTTATGGATCGTTATGGTTATACTAAATCACAACTTGATGACTACGAATCTGAAGAAGACGATGATGAATTTGTTGTCGACACTTATACGAATGAGGGCAGCTTAACAAACATCAAAAAGAAATTAGTTAATAAGAAGATGCTTGCACATCGAATTGATAAGTTAGGATTTAAAGAATACTTATTTATGGGTAAGGGAGACATCCAACAACATAAAGAGAATGAAGAATCAGTGAAGGAGGATTTATTTGAAGCGATACTTGGTGCAATAGCAATAGACTCAGATTGGAATACGGATGATTTAGAAAACTCAGTAAGTTTTATGTTGAATATGGACCATTTCTTGAGTCATGGTTTTACTGAAGATGATGATTACGTTGGTTTGGTTCAACAGTGGAATCAAAAAGAAAATGGTGAGATCCCAGAATATGATTTCCAACTATTGTTTAGTGGAAGTTATATAGCTTCCTTAACCCTGAAAACCAAAAGGGGATCACTTCGCTACCAAGCAGAAGGTGGTAGCAAATCAGAAGCGAGATCCAATGTTGCAAAATATGCGTATAACGATCTTGATGAACATAATGAGTTATTTACAATTATGGATGAGCTCCCAGAAGAATTAACACTAGAAAACTCAATAAACACACTTCAAGAATTAGCACAAAAAGGATATGTGGCAATGCCTGAATATGATTTACCAGAAGACCAGGTTTATGATAACGAAGGCAATCCTAGATGGATTTGCACATGCACGATTAGAAGCCATGCAATAAAAGAAACGGCTTATGCTAGTTCAAAGAAAGTTGCAAAGAAATACGCAGCATATCTTTGTATCTGTAATATTTGTGGACTAGAAGATAAATACGAAGATGATGAAAACTAAACAATTGTAACCCTAAAATCAGATAAGCCTATATTATTAGTGCCTAATTATGCTAAACTATATTGTGTATGTAATGCGTATTAGATATGACAAAATCAAAAATCACAATGCTGATTGGGCACTTTTAATTGGGGATTGGAGGTGGATTTTTGGGTGCATCATTAATTGAGATAATTTCAAATATAGTTAACATTACTGGTAATCCTATAGCAGATACTATAATTTTTGCCATTATTGGAATAATTAGTGGATCAATAGCTTTTGGCTTTGTTAGAATGCTTTTTGATGCAATTGGAAACCACGATTCAGATACAATGAGTGATGTTCATTGGGGTGTAAGAGTAATCATATTTGCTCTCTTGACATTTATCATGGTCAAAATTGCACAGTTTTTTAGATGGTTGTTTTCACCTCCAACTCTGTTCTATTTCATTGCTGTAATCGTCCTGGTTATCGCTTTTATAACAGTATTTCTATTAATAAAGAAACGGAAAGCACAAAGTATAGTCGAAAACACTAAATCCAATCAAATAAAGAAAGAACAAGCTAGTGCGATTGGTGTTCCTGTACAAAATAATGTATCCAGTCTTGATATTTGTCCCTTTTGCGGAGGTCTCTTAATTGAAAGAAAAGGACCTTACGGGAAATTTATGGGATGTACAAACTTTCCAAAATGTAAGTATACAAGGAAGAAGTATTGAAATATGCAATGAGGTGGGGAAATTGAAAATACTGATTTGTGGAGCTGGATATGTTGGATTATCAAATGCTCTATTGTTAAGTTCAAAGCATCAAGTAGATTTGTTTGACATTAGTGAGACAAAGAGAATATCAATTTGGCGACAAGATTATTCTTTTCTAAATGAGAAAGATCTAGATAGTCTTCCTATAATTCCTAGAAACATTCAGGTTATTGAGAACATTACTCAAGGACGGTATGATTTTATTGTTGTCGCATTGCCTACAGATCTAGATAACGGAGGCAAATTATCTATTAATGTAATTTTAAAGTGCTTGAAGTCATTTGATAATTCTGGTGTTGTTATTATCAAATCTACGCTTCCTTTGGGAGGGTCAAAACAAATATGCGATGAAATTGGCGACTTTGTTTATATGCCTGAATTTCTTCGAGAAGGGTCTTCAGTACATGATGCTTTTTATCCATCAAGAATAGTAATAGGTGGCATTAACAGCGTTAAGCAAGCGGCTAATCTTTATTCTTCTTGTGTTCTAAATGAACCTGAAATATTACTGACAAAGCATAAAGAAGCAGAATGTATCAAGCTTTTTTCAAATACATACCTTGCCATGAGAGTGTCGTTCTTTAATGAAATCGACAGTTATATGATGCATGAGAATATCGATACCGAAAAGGTGATTCATGGAATGGGACTTGATGATAGAATAGGATTATATTATAATAACCCTTCTTTTGGGTATGGAGGATATTGTTTGCCAAAAGATACAGAAGAGGTTTCTAACAGTTTGGATTCAATTTTAATCAGAAGCATCAATGTGTCAAATCAAACAAGGATTAAGGATATTGCACAATATTTAACAAATAATGGATATAAAAAAATAGGCATATACAAAATATCCTCGAAATCGGGAGTTACAAGCGCTAGAAACTCAGCGACAATTCACTTGATAGAAGAATTGATAAGATCTAACATTGAATTGTTTGTATATGATGATTCAATAGTTAATATAAATGGATGTACCGTTGTAAACAATGTTCAAGAACTATTCCATGTTTCTGAAATTGTGTTGGCAAATAGGATGGAACCAGAACTAGATAAATATAAAGATAAAGTTTTTACGCGAGATATTTTTTCAAGAAATTAGGTGAGAGTTTGTGAAGATTTTGGTGAGTGGTGGGGATGGCTTTATTGGGAAGCACCTAGTTAGGTCACTTCATAATATGAATCATGAAATAATAGTGATTGATAATCATATCACTAGTTTTGTTGTGAACAATGAACTTGAGTTTGTAAAGCATGTTGAAAAATCAATTGAAACTATTGAACTAGAAAACATTGAAAAAGTTGATGTCATCTTTCACTTGGCATCTGTTGCTAGTCCATTGGTATATAAACATGATTTTCGAAATGTATATAATCCTAATGTAAAAGGAACTGAGAAATTAATCGAACTTGCAAAAAGGGATAATGCACGATTGATATTCACATCAACAAGTGAAGTATATGGGATGCTGAACGATAACCTAACTGACGGAAAAGGCATAAAAGAGACAAGTATTTCAATATCTCATCTATTGACTGATAGAAGTATTTATCCTACATCAAAAAAAATGGGTGAGGAGTTAGTGAAAAATTACATCAATCAAGGAGGAAATGCTGTTATTCTTCGTCTTTTCAATGTCTATGGACCTGAAATGGATGTAAGAAATAACGGTTATGGAAGAGTTATTCCTAACTTTATCAATGGAGTAATGAATAATGACATGATTCACATTTTCGGGGATGGAAATCAGATAAGAAGCTTTATTTGGATAAATGATATGATAGATGCTCTAGAACTTGTTATGCTTACACCTGATTTACCTTTTGTTATTAACATAGGAAATTCAGAGCCAGTGACAATTAACGAACTGGCTAATATTATATTTGAAGTTTTTGGCAAAAAAACTATCATTGAATACTCAGAAAAAGATATTGATGATCCGAATTGGAGAAAACCAAATATAGATACTATTAAATCTTTTCTGAAATGGAAACCAAAAGTATCGTTATACGAAGGTTTATGTCAAATAAAGAGAGATCTTGAACATGAGTAATTACCCAAAGACTCTCTTTTACTTAGTTGATGTTTTGTGCAACGAAAAGTGTAGCAAATGTGGGCATTGGAAATACAGTAGCCAAAAAACAATCGATAACAATCTATCTATTGTGAATTTCATAAACGATATTAAGGAACTCAAAGAACTGGTTTTTGTTGGTGGAGAACCGTTGATTTACAAGAAATTAATCAACGGAATCATCTCCCAAATATCTCCTTTGATAAGAAAAACAATCATCACTAATGGAGTCTTAGCAGATCAGGATTTCATCAACTCTATAAAAGAAACTAATACTCATATTGTATTTTCAATAGATACTTTGGATAAGGACTTTTGGAAATTTGTACGTGGTAACGATTCCTTTGATCGTGTATTTGCGAATTTTTATTACGCTCTTGACAATCTAGAACCAACGCAAATCAGTGTTCAATCAGTATTATCGAAAGAGACAAAAGATCATATAGAAAAAGTTGGCAAGTGGCTTAATGAATTGGGAATATACCATAGCATTCAAGACTATGTATCAGATGGCTTTGGAGGTCACTGGACTGAATTAGCTTTAAAAAAAGTAAAGAGTAATTCAATGTGTCAGGCACATAAGAACAATATGTCGATAATGCCAAATGGCGATATTTATACTTGCTTTCAACAACAGTTAATTACAGGTTGTGTGAATCCACTTGGTAACATAATGAATGATTCTTTTGAACAAATAATTTCAAGTGAGTATTTTTGTGAAGTAATACAGAAAATGAAAGTATGCAACCTTCCTTGTAAGGTACTTAAATGCAACATTGAGTAGGTTTAGTATGGAAAAATTAAGAGAATTGATAATTGAATTAAGCCAGAATTGTAATCTTGACTGTGTGATGTGTGGCTTTGGTAGAAGAAATAACTCGCCAGAGAAATTCATGAGTTTTGAAGGTTTTCTTAAAATTTATGATTCTATTGGAAATCAAAGTGAAAAAATCAGATTGAATGGTAGAGGAGAGAGCACAATTCATCCACAGTTCAAAAAAATAGTGCAGCATATTGGACACAGTATCCAAATGTCATTATTTACAAATGGAAATTACTATGATGCTGAAATTAATGATCTTATGATTAAATATGATATTGAACTTTATTTTTCTATGGATAGTCCTAAACGTGAATTACTAGAAGAAATCCGTAGAGGTGTAAGTTTCGAGAGAATAAATAAAAACATTCAGAAAATGAGATTAAAGAAATCAAGACCATTCATAATTTTTACTCTGCAGGAATTAAATATAGATGAGATTATTGCTATTGCAGACTACTCGATTTCGAATAATTGCAACTTAATATACAATGTATTAAGGCGTGATCAAGGTATAGAAGTATTTCAAGATATGATTCTAGATAATATAGACAGAATTACAGATCAGTTTAATAAAGTTGAAAAAATGTTTGAAAAATTAGAAATCAATGTATATATTCCTAATCAAATATCAGGAATTAGCATTAAACCTGCAACCTCAAACTTAACATGTGGATCAATGGATGTCTGTCCAAATATTAATAAGGAATTATGCATCCTTTTCAATGGAGATGTGACACCGTGCAACATGTTTAACCCATATATATATGGTAATTTGAATGATAACACATTAGAAGAAATCCTTAATGGAGAACAAAAAAAGTGGTTTGAATTGAACCACAAGGAATACTATTATTGTAAGAATTGTGCATGTCTGGTGAGGTGAGTTCATGAGCTTTGTTATAAATGTTATGGAAAATGACACATTGAAATATTGGAAAAAAAAGTTACGATGGAAGTGGTACCAGATTCCTTTTCTTATGTCAAAAAATATTGAAATCGAGTCTTTCATGAGCGAATATTCCAAACCTCAAAGATTTGATTATGATGGACAAAGAGTTTTTAATGTTTCGGAAAAGGTCAATGACATAAATGTAAATTCAAAGATAGCCATTGTCGTACCTGTTTTTGTTAACTCATTAAAAAGCAAAAATCAGGTAGAAAGACTGATAAAATCAATAATTAATCAAGACAGGAAACCGGATTTAGTTTTCTTAGTAGATGATTGTTCTCCGGTTGTATATGAGAAGTTTGGATATGATATACACACAATGATAAATAACGGTGGTCCAGCAAAAGCAAGGAATTTTGGGATTAAGTTGGCTAAAGATGCAGGAGCAGACATTATTGCATTCACAGATTCGGATGTTGTTCTGCCAAGTAATTGGACCGAGTCCATTATAAACACGTTCATAAAAAATAGATTTATGCAGGCAATCTCAGGATTAACTGTTTCATACAGGAAAACATGGTATGATCTGTATCACAACATCAATGGTACTCTTAACGGTAGAAGATTCAAAAATTCAAAGCAGTTATTGTATGGTCCAACATGCAATTTTGCTGTTGAAGTAAAATCTCTTGATTCGTTATACTTTAGTGAAGATTTTCCTCTTGCAGCAGGAGAGGACATTGAGTTTTGTTTTCAATTCTTAAAAAAAGGAAACAATATTGGTCATAGTGTCCAAGTGAAAATATATCATGATTTTGGTTATATTCCTTTTAAATTCAGACAGAATAAAACTAGTTTTATCAAGGTCTTTAAAAAATATGCAAAAGGCGAAAAGATCCTTCTTGAGAAAATACCTGAATATTATTATTTTTTGAATGAAACAATGGAAATATCAAACAAAGAATAACATTTACAGTAAAAATCATATAATATGCATTGATAAACTTTAAAGAAGTGCATACGATTTAAAAAGCGATTTGTTTAAGTCGAAACTTGAAAAGGAGGTATTTACATGAATATAGGCAGTGCCATTGATGTTTTGAGAAATAGTATCAGCACAGTGTTTAATGATACGAAAAGAAAATTAAGTCCAAATATATACAGAGGTCATTCAAGATCTATAAGTACTGATATTGAGGATTTGATTACTATATTTATATCAAATGTTTTGCCTAAAAACTACAAGTTTTTATTGGATGCATCTATACATGTTGATGGAAAAAACAATAGACCAGACTTATTAATTGCAAATGAAAATAATGAAGTAATTGCTATGATTGAGCTGAAATCTAATATGGGATATTGTAGAGATGCTACGTCTGTTATAAATGAAATAACTGAGAATCACAATAAGTTCTTCAATGCAACCAATTTGATATGCAAGTTCTCAGATGATGAACAACAACTAGTTACATACAATCAAGATGTTGAATTGTTTCTTATCTCACTAACTAGCGATAACTGTTCAACTGATAATCATCAAAATAACAAAGCATTTGCAACATCAAAAGGTGTAAATTATTTCAATTTATTCAGTGGATGGTATGGGGGATTACTAGACAAAGATGTTTATGCATTTTTAAGTACTCTAGATAATATATAAATGTCAATATAAATGATAGAAACCTTGGCACATGGGTAATGCAGGAAAACCTGTAAATAAATGGCTTATACCAGAGGGAGATACTTATGAAAAGTATTGAAGTTATTGTGCCAAGAATTTTGATTAAGAAGTTTTATTTACATCCTGAACCTTACGGGGATGGTGCTTATGTTGTTGATTTAGTCAACGGCATGTTCACGGACGTGTTTTATCGAGAAATGGGTGACTTTGTTACTATTACAAATGACAAAGATTTGATATCATATCTCAAAGTCAATCATGTGATGCCAAGAAAGTATTTCTTTAGAAATGGAGTGTTCTCGTTTCGAGATATAGAAAATTGTGATTCCGATCTCATTGAAGAATGGAAGAAGATTTCACAAATTCATATTCAGATGGATTTACCTAAAGATCACAAGTTGCCATCTGAATTTATATTCTGTTTTTATTGGATCGAAGTTGGCAAAGCCTCAATCGAATCAAATAGATTGACTATTGATATTTTCGAAAAACAATTTATTCAAATGATTGACATCGGTGTTGCATTGGATTTGTTATTAGAACATCTTAATCAAACGGACTCCCATTAAAAGGGAGTTCTCTTTTTTATTGATCTTGAACAATTTTCAAACATGGGGTTCACCTATTCTCTGAATTATTGTAATATACAGCTTACTGAAAAGGAGTGAGAGAATGTATATTGCAATTTATGGAAGAGTATCTACCGAGAAACAATACACAGATGGTTTTGGATTGGATGTGCAGCTTAAGGAACTAATATCTGAAGCACAAGAGAACAAATTGGAGTATAAAACCTATATAGATCAAGGCATAAGCGGAACCTCTATTAATAAAAGACTTGGTTTGCAAAATATGCTTGATGATGTGGAAAAAGGAATCGTTAAAGAGGTGTGGGTAACGAAACTATCTCGGTTGGGCAGAAATACTAGGGATGTGCTCAACATTATACACGAGCTTGAAAAAAGAAATGTTGTATTCAAATCAAAACGTGATGGAATTGACACATCTAATCAGATGGGTAAAATCATGCTTCAGTTTATGAGTATCGTATCAGAAATGGAAAGAGATATTATAATCGAGACCACTCGAGCTGGTGCGGATTATAGAGCATCTATAGGGAAAATATATGGGTGTGCTCCGATTTTTGGATATGATCGAATTGGAAGTGGAAAGAACTCACAGATAATAATTAACGAAGAAGAATCAAAAGCGGTAAAAACCATATTCAATATGTACCTTAGAGGGCATGGATATAAAGCTATTGCGAATTATCTAAATGAATCCGGAATTAGATCAAAGAAAGGGAATTTATTTGCGATTTCTACAATAAGAGCAATACTAGAGAGCCCTCTATATGTAGGTATGATTAGATATAATCTTTTCAAAAATTGGAACGTGAAAAGACGTAGAGGAAGGCAAGATGACGATTCATATATTCTTGTGGATGGCTTGCATGAAAATATAATTTCCAGGACAAAATGGGATAAAGTACAAACAAAGTTGAAAGAGTCAAAAGGTACTAGAAAAAACGTAATCTATGGTCGGTTTCCACTAAACTCAATTTTAAAGTGTCCGGAGTGTGGATCCGGTATGGCAGGAATGACAACAAGATACCAAACGAAGAAAGGTGTCGTTGAAAGACGAGCATATATTTGTAGTACATACCAAAATAAAGGTAAAATTGCATGCGGTATTCACTCAATCAAGGCCATTGATATTGAAAATTCAGTATTTAGTATTCTTGATAACTTTTTTCAGAATAACCAAGATAAAGATGTTATGCAAATATTGAAGCCTGATTATATTCGCGAGATTATTCTATCCAAAGATGGTCAATTAAAAAGGAAACTGATGAAAAAATTAATTAAGTCCATATTAGTCGAAGAAAAAGGAAAGAAAATACTGGGTATGGAGTTTCTTATAAATGAAGAGACGTTTGACTTTCTAGATGCAAAATATACTGAGAAAAATGCAACTGAAATCACGAAAATGATGGAATCGCTAAATTACGAATTACCATAAAAATAGGGGGGTGCCAATTTCGAGAGCAGGGGGTGCCAAAAATTTGGTAGGGGTGCCAAAAATATCAGCAGGGTGCCAATTTGTATTAAAATAGGTCATGCAACCCACGAGCAAAGCATTGGTCAAATACAATATTGTGTTTGACCTTTTTTATGCCAATAGAGCAGTTTGTTGATTTTTTCGTTGTGTTAAAGTTAGTAACCAGATAGAGAGAGAATAACCTATTTTGATACAATTTCAGTAGAAAACCTAAATCATTTACACGATTACATTTCAAAATACACGATTTGAAGCCGATTTACACGATTACCAAGAAACCTACACGATTGAGATAGCTATTATCCTTCCAAATATGGATTAATAAACATTCGAGTGTTATAATATTATAAAGAACTATTGGAAATTGGTTTATTTTATCAGTTTGTCATTTCAAAAAGGGGTGAAGTTTGTCTATGCTACTCAATGAAACTACTTTGGAGGAATTAAGAAAAATAATTAACGAAAAAAGTCAATATAGATCAGGGCCAGTCCTAGTAGGGTTCTTTAATTCACTTGGCTTTAAGGACACTTATGGAGAAGGGTTCCCTTCTAGATGGGCATATACTGATTCGAGATTAAAAACAATAAATGGTAAACCAGAATTGGATAAATGCATAAAAAGTGTTTTTGCACCAAATCTATTTATTGGTAATTATCAATTTTTAGATGAACTAATCGAAGATTTTAATCAGTATATTTCATATGACGGGTGGTTAGTAAAGAGGAGGGAACGAGAAATCACTTTTATAAGAACAAAAGAGATTTATGAAAAAGAAGTGAAGGTGACCGCTACAGAAAAAGAATTCCTTAGTGTAGATTTCGGTGAAATAGATTTATCTAAGATTAAAATAGAAGATTCAATTTTATCAATTTTAACTAGTCGGATTACTGAGTTACAAATAATAATTCAGAATGCAGCACCATTGTCTTCTATTATAATGATGGGAAGTATTCTTGAAGGATTGTTTTTAGCTATCGCAAGCAAATACCCAAAAGAATATAATATATCCTCATCATCACCAAAAGATAAGGAAGGAAATACAAGGAAATTTTACGAATGGACACTTAATGATTTTATTAATGTAACATATGAAATTGGAGGCATTAAGGAAGATGTACATAAATTTGCTAGTTCCTTGCGGTATTTCCGAAACTATATACACCCCTATCAGCAAATGAGCACGGGATTTATTCCCACTGAAGATACTGTAAAAATTTGCTATCAAGTTTTGAAAGCTACTATATCGCAAATTTCAAAATCGAAATATTCGTAATCGAATGAAGTAGAAATAGAAAATTCATGTGGAGGAAAAGTTATGAGTTGGGATTATGATGAATATTTAAAAGCTTGCCCATGCGGAAAAGGGCAAATACGAGTAGTTCACGGATCTAATGATTGGGGACAAACATCCCATGATGAAACAATATTATGTCCCGAATGTAAAGCAAAGGATGCAGCAAAAAAGAGAGAAAAACAAGCTAGAAACCAACGATACAGAGAATTGGCATCTTTTGCTGTTACTTATTTTAGGGAACATTATCTAGAACAGTGGAGATCTCTATTCAGAAACGACAAATTTAAGAAAGATTTTTGGGCTACTGCAATAAATGCAAATGTTGAAACTCGAAGTCTAAACTCATTTTATAATCACAACAGTTCAATGGATACTTACATTGATAGTTTTGTAACACTTGTAAATATACCTAAAATTGCCTTGAAATTAGGAATAGAGGACCTGGAACTACAACAATTGCTGGAAGAACCGCTTCGTCTTCATAAGGAAATCGAATCAGAAAGCCTTGCTGCAGCTTACCTGTATTATAAAGGGAGATAATCATGGTAAAGTTTTTTCACTTGATAATTAATCAATTTGGGAGGATTTAGTATGGACGTTTCAAAATTTGTTTTAGATTATGAGAACGTTTTATTGTCTTTATCAAAAACACCATTTTTTGGGCATTATGCAATAACACACTATTTATCGAGACCTGAACTAAAGGAGACTGGAGTGAAAGATTTCTATATGGAAAACAATCTAGTTTATGCTCGAGCATTTGAAGTCGGAGACTATATAGATGTCTCAAAGGAAGAACACCCTACAATATGTGGTGGTGTAACGGAGTATATTACTAAAATCAAGTTGGCTAGAAAACTTGGTAGAAGTATGGAGGATCTACAATTTTTTGATGATGTAAAGAAAAAGAAGTATTCAAGTTTAAGTGATGAAGACTTAGCCTTTGCCATGTACGAACCAGACATAATATATCGTTCTGGGTATGGATATACTCCTGAGATTTTTGAGCACAAGAATAATATTATCAAAAAAGCTAGCAATTTAGCTGACATCGCTCTTGAGCTTATTAATAAGACTTTCCCAATCATCAATGAGATAGATTTCCATCCGGAAGGGCACGTAATGTATAAAGGCAAGTTAGCAGTAAAAGGTGATTCAGATCTGCTCATAAATAATTGCCTAATTGACTTCAAAACAAAAAAGGATTATAAACTGAACTCCAGCGAAAGAGCTCAACTATTTGCATATGCACTTCACAAATATATCAGAGATGAAGAAAATTATGACAAAGTATACTTTTTGAATCCAAGATTTAATATCTTGGAAGAACTAGTGTTGAAGTCATAAATCCAGCAAATTAGCAAATAAGACTAAATATATAATTAATATATGGGGATTAATCAAACCCACTTCTTTGGAGTAACGATTTAGTATGATGTTGCGAATTCAAACAGGAAATGTGTGAGGGAGAAAATATATGAGCAATGAAATGATAGCAATATTAATAACATCTTTGATTTCTTTAGCTTCGCTAATAATTAGTATTAACAATTTTCTAATTAATAAACCCAAGTTGAAGATAATAATATCTGATAAAGAATGTGATGCCTATTATGGGGCGGTTTGTGCAAAGGACGAAAAAGTAGTGCCTACGAATGTGGCAGCTCTGGAAATTAATATCATAAATAATTCCCCTGTTGATATCTTTATAAAAGACGGTAAATTAAAAATAGGGAAAGATTTTCATGGATTGGTTGACTGCAGAAATCCATTTTGGGAAGATATCTATTTTTTCTATTATAACGATAAAGGAGAAAAAGAATGGGATGGATCAGGTATCAATTATAGAGCGACAGGCCTTCAACTTCCGACTGTAGTAAAATCCTATACAATTCTGTCTTGTTTATGTTTGTTTCATCATTTTCCTGACATTTTGTCTTCAAAACTATATGGAAAGGTAGTCCTTAATACTGCTGTTGGAAAATTGTCAAAAAAAGTAAAGTTTAGAAAATATGATGCAAATTATGTTTCTGCTGAAATGAAGGATGTAGAAATATATTTGAAAAACATTAAAAAGTAATTTAGGATAGATACTAGAAAAAATTACATTTGGTGAGGTGATTGCTTTGAGTATTAGATGGATATTTTTTGATTTAGGGTCAACATTAATTGATGAAACTGAAGCATATAATCATAGGATTAGAGAAATGATAGAAGGAACTGATATTTCATTTAAAACTTTTGATAGCAAAAGAATAGAATTTGCGAGAAAAGGATTAGAAGGCAACCAAGAAGCGATTAGACATTTTGATCTTAAGAAAACTACATGGCATTTTGAAGATGAGACTCCATACATGGATTCTTATGATACGCTAGCATACTTAAAAAAACTTGGTTACAATTTAGGAATTATTGCAAATCAAGCAGTTGGAACATCATCAAGACTATATAATTGGGGATTACTAGAATTCTTTGATTTGATTGTTGCTTCAGGTGAATTCGGTATATCAAAACCAAATCTAAGTATTTTTGAAAAAGCACTTGAATTATCCAATTGTCACTCAGGTGATTCTGTTATGGTTGGTGATCGACTTGATAATGACATTAAACCTGCAAAGTCACTTGGAATGAAAACCGTATGGATACGAAAGGGGTTATCAAGATATCAGAATGTAAGATATGGAAAAAATATTGCTGATTGGATAGTAGAGAATATTTCTGATCTTAAGGAAATATTCGGACAAAAATCTCCGGATAGACTTTAACTGCTTTTTTAGGATTACATGGCTAAATATTTAGGGGTGTTAAAATCTCATCAAGGGTGCTAAAAAAAGTACTAGGGGTGCTAAAAATCCTGATGGGGTGCTAATTTGTATCAAAATAGGTAATGCAACCCATTTCAACTATTAAAGTTTATTTCATACCCATAAATATCGGTTTAACGCCTTTATTTAGCGGTTTATTGAAATAGACTTTTTTTATTAGTTACATAAATAACTCTTTAAAAGGATAAATAAACTAAAAATATGAGCAGTTTTGATTAGTTTATCGCTAATTTATAGAAATAGTACTTGAGGGGATTTGGATTTCAATGATATTGCCAAAAACCATGGAGTTTAGGGGAGTAATTATTCGTAGAGATACTAGACATTAATAGAAGTAATTTTCAAGCAAATAAGATGAATATCCCACTTTGTATTTTAAAACGTGTTATCTCGTGCTATACTTAAAATAACATGTACAACTATGGGGGTACAGAAGGATAATTACTAGTTTGCTATGGCGGGCGTAGAGATTGCATCTAAGATATTACAAATCCAAACGCCGGAAGTGCGTTTTTTTATTGAAAAAAATGTAGAGGATTAATCAATTAATGCTGTTTTTAATCCTAATAAAAACATAATAGTATTTAATGAAAGTGGATAGAGAGTTTAGAGAATAATTTAGAAAATATGGTTACATGCTTTCATGAAACTAGACATGCGTTTCAACCTAATGTAGTTAACAACTTATATAAAGGTACAGAAATAGTTGATACAGAAACAACCAGTGGAAGCGTGAGATTAGAAGCTATCATAGTGGAACGGGCGTTCCTTCATTAGATGATAAGTATTTAGTACAAGATGTAGAAATAGATGTGATAGCATTTCACATAAAATGATGTTAGAATACTTTGAGGTAAATATGGTTATACCTGATTCAATAAAAGAAAAAGTTTAAATTAAAGTTATCTATTAATAAAAGGGGGATTTTCATGAACAAAGAATTGTCCAAAATTAAGATCAGTAACACTTATTTTTTTAATGGTGAAGAGCTTAATGTTTTTAAAACTGAAAAAAATGATGTCGTTGTAAGAGCTACACTAATTTTTGGAAAAAATGGTTCTGGCAAATCAACAGTTATTAACTTAATTAATAATTTCAAAAACCACGGTAACAATGACACAGATTACATTAATTTTTATGATGATAATGACGGATTGATCAATGATAAAATATTGACTGATAATATCCATTGTTTCAATGAGGAGTTTATTGATAAAAATGTAAAAGTTCTAGTCGATGGGTTGCAGACGATTATAATGTTGGGTGAGCAAATAGATGTTGATAAGGAGATAAAAAGCAATTCTTTTAAACTTGAAACTCTTGAAGAAGAGTTAGAGAAAGTAGATATAAGCAAATACCAACTAGAATCGAGTACTGATTGCCCAGGATATTATTATGATAAAATTAAAAAAGCACTACTTCAGCCAAATGGTTGGGCTGAGATGGATAGAGATATCAAGGGGAATAAAAAAAAATCAAAAGTTACGGATGATGTAGTCAAAAATATTGCTTCAAACAAGAATAGTCTTAATGTTAATAATTTAGTAAAAGCCTATGATGAAAAGATGAGTTATTATTCTAAGGTTAAAGATAAAACTGAGGCTCTTGATGAAAATATTATTGAGGTTGATTTAGAAGATGACTTAAGTGAAATTAATAAACAGCTTTATAGTCATATCAGTAAACCTTTAGGAGATGAGTACACAGATAGACTTACTAAAACCTTAAATGATTATGGAAACGATAGGTTACTGGAGATGAACATGAAATTCAAAAACAAACCAGACTACTGTCCATATTGTCTTCGAAATATATCAGAAGATGAAATTAAAATTGTTCTTGAATCAATTAAAACTCTACAAAACAGAGATGTGAAAGATTTTGAACTAAAGCTTCAAAATTTGTTTATTACTGAACATGATATAGACAAATATAATCAATATATTGATGTAGATAAAGAAATTGTTGATAAAATAACTGAAGACCTAATGGCTCTTAATAAGAAAATAAATATAATTAATGATAATATTAAGAAAAGGTTAAATGATATATTCACAATTCCAGATAAACAGGATTTAGGATTTTCAAAACTGATCAGCAAGATAAATAAAAATATTGGTCTATTAAAAGAAAAAATAGTTGATTTCAACAGCGATGTAAAAAATTCAAAAGCTTTGAAGGATGAACTCTCAACTCTTGCAATGAAGATTGCTTACCATAATATACAAACAGATTTGTTAACGATGAATCAAAAGGAAGAAAATTATAAAAAGGATCAAGAAAAAGTAAACAATTTAAAAGAACAAATAGAACATATAAATGAAAGAATTAGAAAGTTAGAAGGAAAAAAAAGTAGAACAGATATTGCCGAGTCCCTAATCAATGATTTTTTGACAGTGATTTTTTATGATGAAGATCGATTGAAAATAGTTCACGATAACGGAAAATACGTTGTTTATTCGTTTGGGAAAATTGTCCCACCCAACAAATTATCTACAGGTGAAAGAAACGCAATTGCTTTATGCTATTTCTTTACAACAATAAATAACAATATCAATAAAGATAGTGTTTTTAAGAAACCACTATTAATCGGAATTGATGATCCAGTCACAAGCTTCGATGTAGATAATAGGATTGGAATATTTTCATTTTTGAGATCTATGTTTTATAGAATTTTTACTGGAAATCAAAATAGTAAAGTTCTAATTTTAACACATAAAATAGATGTTTTTTATGACCTATGCAAAACTTTGAATGATGCATTTAGTGGAAAAAACAAAGAACTAAATACTTTTGAGATCAAAAATAAACAACTAATCAAGTTCAATATAGAATCTACTTATAAATGTTTATTGAAAGAAGTATTTGATTTTGCTACTAATACAAATCCTTCAGACAGTGAAGTGAGATCTATAGGAAATATTATGCGTAGGGTAATGGAATCTTTTTCTCATTTTAATTATTCACTTGACATTAACAAGATTACTAATGAAGAAAAAATATTAGAAAAAATCGAAAATGAGAGGCTGAGAGATTATTTCAGAGATTTTATGCACAGATTACTTTTAAATAATGAGAGTCATATGAGAGATACTGTTTCGTCAATTGAAACAAATGCATATTATCAATATGTAAATGTAGAGGAAAAAAGAAAAACCGCAAAATCATTATTAGTTTTTCTATACCAATTAGATTCTTTTCATATAACACAAAATTTAAAGGGATCATCTTCTGTTGAATTGTCAATAAGGCAATGGATTAACGAGATAACCAGAAAAAAATCATAATTATTATTTCTTATAGTGTCTATTGATAACATATTATAAATCTAATTCTCCTATACATATTTTATATAAAATGTAGTCGGAAGAAATGTTTTGCTTGAGGTTTTAACATGAAATTTTCTTTTTATTATGATGAATCAGAGCATAGCAGAAAAATAAATCAAAACACAATCAATGCAAGTAATTTTGCATCGAATTTTGTGTGTTCCATTATAGGCCTAAAATCTAATAAAGCATACGATGTGTTTAATGAGTATGCTGCATTTGAAAATCTTTATATGAAGCAGCGTCAGGTTTCAGAACTGAAAAGTGAAACTATCAAACCAAAGCAAATAAAGTATGGATTTGCTTCGCTTAGTAAGAATAATAAAGAGTTTATAAATCATTTTTTTAATTTTGTAATAGATCAGAATCTATATTCATATTTTGCCATTGTTCATAAGATAGAATATATTATAATACAGTTGTTTGCATCTTATCAAAACAGTTTCATGGTTGATATGGATTCATTACGATATACTCTAACTAAATTAATAGATGTTTATAGACCAAAAGAAGTCTTAGAATCAATTTATATTAACGATGGAACTTTGATTGAAAAGTTAAAAAATTTTATTCAAAAAAGAATAGTCGAGAACGATGGTTTAGAACACAAGAATCAAGAGAATATAGCTTTAGAACAGGTAGTAGAAATCCTTGAAGGATACGAGGAAGAATATATTATTGATTGGAACTATAAAATAGCATTTGATGGATTCAAAAAGTATCTTGCAGAAAAGAATATTGACAATTATACCTTAACGCTAGATAGAGAAGGTAAAGGAAATACTTTGATTTCTGCTCTTTCAGCAGGATTAAAAAATGTATCCGAGATTGCTTCTCACGAATCAATAGGTGTTCGGATAAGTGATATCTTCACCGGAATTATATCAAAACTTATTAGATCGATAGATAATGATTTAAGGTATAGAAATGAAGATGAATATAAAGAAATGAAATATCTTAGTGATAAGTGGTTCATGGTTGATCAGGCCAGTTTTGATCTTTATAAAAAGTTCGCAAAAATTATTTACTATCAAAACAGAGCATGGTATAAATCCTACTCTGGGAATTATTCTGATATTTTTACATATTTTTTGTCATTGTTAAAATATTTTGAGGGGTACAAGAGTTTAAAAGAATTAAATAGTGTTTCAGTACAGCAACATAAGATAAATGTCAATAATCTTGCTGTAAGTAATTTGGAAGAACATTCTAAATTAAAGAGATCGAAGTTGCCAATTGATTTCGTAAGTAATAAAGAAAAAGAATACTATTATAATAAAAAGGGTGCATTAGTTTACTTTGATTTCTATAAGCATGAAATATTACCCATTCCCAAGGATTTAAGCGGAATAAAGTATAAAGTATTGTCAGTAGGGTTTTTTGGAAAGATGGAAAAACCTTGTATAACAGTTGAGGAAATTAATAAGGCTGTATGTTATTTGTTACCAGATCAACTGATGGATTGGGCAATTCTTTCTGTTGGGCTCGCGAATCTAGGAACAGATATATTCCCAACAGATGTAATATTTAATTATTCTAAAGGCAAATATTATGCGGATGTTTTATAAAGAGGGATTATAAGTGTAATATCAATGTAGTATTTGCACATTAAGTTGGGAGGAATTATGTTTACTGTAAAGAAGTACATTATTGGATTAATTTTGGGAGCTCTCATTTTCAGCGGCATTGCAATTGTTGATGATATAATAGTAAAAATATCGATGGCTGCAGCTTCATCATTGGCTTTTAGTATTGTAGGTGCTTTACATACAGCAGGTCTTATTAGTTCAAGAGCAGACGGAGGAAAAGCTAGATTATACATATTTGTTATTCTTTTAGTAGTATTTTTGTATATATTTACTCAGATTGCCAAAGGCGTAATTTGGTTATTTTCATTCCCTACTTGGATATATATTGTGATCGTTATAATAAGTATAACCATTTTAATCGTCATAATGATGAACAGACAACGAAAGAGCACTTTTCAATATAAGGTAACTGCACAAAAAAACGGTTTTGATGCAATAAAAAATCAATCTGTTAAAGTTGAAGATAATCGCTTGGTTAAAAGAGAAGTTGTTCTAAAGTCTATACCAGATTTGTTAATTGAAGAAAGCGAAAAGGATTACATTTTAGCAGCTAATGATTCACCATTTAGTCCAAGGTTAAAGTATGTGAAAGTATATAAAAAGTCATTAGCATATTCGGATATAAAGGGCTACATAAAAATGGATAATGCTATACCTTTTTGGGGAGATATTTATTATGCCTATGAAAAAAGATGGTTTATTTATAAAGAGTAGATAATGTTTAATATCACGAATAGAGAAATACAGTAAATAAAACACAGTTATATAATAGCGTTATTAACTTTATGTTTCAAAAATTGTTTGGTGTTAAGAGGGAGTTATTATAATATGGAAAGACCTAACCCAAAAGAAAGAATAGCTTTATCATTATTTTATAATCGTTTTTATGATTTGTATGACGAAATAACTAATGATGAGTTTGATAAAATTAAATCGAATATAAGATTCTATAAACTTAGAGAAGCATTTTCAATATATAAAGAGTTATTAGAATATGATTCAATAAAGATGTATATTGAATGGATGGAAAAAGGTGGACGACCATTTCTAGAAGGGATTATAGCAGACGATTTATTCAGTTTTATAAAAAATCTTCTCTTGCATTTTCCTTTGTTTGACTGCTGGGATGATGTATATATAAATAAAACTCTCGCAACATGGAACAAGGTTGGTCAAATTGATAAATTCTTGGCAAAATGTACAAATATCAAGGTTGATGGTAAAGGAGAATTAAAGTATCGTATTTGGGAAACTGATAAAAAAGAAATGACCTATTTCTCAGTAAATTTCCCTGAATATTATGGTGAAACAAATATCTATCTTAAAGATATTATCTCTGAAAAAGTTGGAATGAAATTCTGTATGGCTTTAATGAGAGAAGTTCTAGATAAACAAGTAGAAGATTCAGAGGAAGCAAGAATTAAAATTATGTCTCAAGTCTACTTTCCGCAAAAATAATATTGCGTTCATATTTGTCTATTTTGAAATATAAAAAATATGAACTTTTAGCGCAATAACAGATAAAGTCCATAAAGAGGTTGCAGTAAAGTCCATAAAGAGGTTAGCAAAATACAGATAAAGTCCATAAAGACAAGACAGATTGAAAGCATAGGTTTGACTTTCAAAGAAATGTCAATACCTAATAATATATTTAAATACAAAATAAAAAATCATAGATAAAAAATCACAAAAAGTGACTATTTTATCAAAAGTATGGTAATATTAT